TTGCACGAAAACAAAAAATGGATGGTTCAAAGAGTGCGATGGGTACTTGAAACAACTGGACGGAAAAGTTATAGGGGAGTTCACTTGCAATCATCTGTACGAAATAACGCCAGAATCGGATTGCTTGCCAGAAGGATTTGAAGAGATGTCCGGTCTTAGGGAAAAAGAAATTTTGGATTATGTCGGAAAGAAAGGCTGGGCATGGAGCATTTCCAATGTGAAATTGTATGAACATCCAAAATTTTTGTTCGAGTTTACTCATTATTGCATTCTCATGGGGAATAGAGGAGTTTGCAATTTTAATAAAGTAAGATGCAGTTATCAAGTAGAAGAATTGGGCGAAACGAATAGGCGTTTTTGTAATAAGTGCTTAAAGCGCCCGCCCCAAAGCTGGTGTTATGTGGAAGGATGATAATATGCAAACCGACAGAGGAATCTACCACAAGCGAGTATGCGACCGCTGCGGAGCGGTTCTGGGTTGCAGGATGATGAACCCTGACGAATACTTCAAGGACTGGGCGTGGCGCAGGGACACAGGCGACCTATGCCCGGAGTGCTATGCAGAATATAAGCGAGTGATCGGGCGGTTCAACAGAGGCAAGAGAGAGCAGAGAAGATGAAAGATTACAGAATCTACCGATGCAAGCGGTGCGGTGAAGAAATCATTGCAAAGGGCATTGAAATACTTAAACCTGGACAACTTGAGCGCGTTTTGTCAGCAGAAAGCATTACGCTGTTTGCGTTTGAAAGCTTTTGGATTCACCACTGCCAGAATAACAGCATTGGCGTTTGTGAGCTGATAGGATGGGAGGCGGAAGAATGAAAAGATGTTCCGTTTGGCGTTGCAAGCAATGTGGTCTGGTTATCTACAACGCCGAGAGCGCAAAAATCTATGATAATACCTTTGACGAACTTTTTAGCTCGAATACTGTTTGCAACAACCTTACAGGGTTCAATTTGCCAACCGTTAAATATACGCATCGTTGTGACCCTCAAACAATTGGATTGTGTGATTTTATTGGATGGAGGAAGCAAGAATGATTTACTGCACCACCGAAAACTGCTCTTGTATGGGCATCAAGCAGTTCTCCGCTGGCAAGGCTATCCGATGCACAGCAGAATCCTGTGAGAACAAATCTGAGCCGTCCTGCGGCTCTTGCAAATGGTACGCAGAGCCGGAGGGCGTGTGCGTGAACGACCAGTCAGAACACGTTGCAGACTTCGTGTGGGATGAACGTGGATGCAAGGAATGGGAGAAGAAAGATGAAACGTCAGCAGACCTATAAAGGGCTTATTGGCAAGGGCTGGTACGACCAAAGCGAATTTAGCCACAGATACGCTTGTTGGGCAAATCATCGCAATAACTGGGCTATCCGCAAGGCTGACAACCGCAAGCTGGCAAAGGCAAGATTGAAGCAGATTGAACGCCAGCAAATCAGAAAGGAACTGGACGAATATGAGCTATGATATTTCGCTGTGCGACCCTGTAACGCATGAAACGCTTGAAGTGGATGATAAGCACTTTGTTGCTGGCGGTACTCGTTCAATTGGAGGAACAAAGGAACTGTGGCTTAATATCGCCTATAATTATGGAATGTGCTTTCGTCGTGATGATGTGTTGGGTAGCAAGGGCATCCGCTCCATTTACGGAAAAACAGGCGCAGAGAGCATCCCGATGCTTGAAAAAGCTATTTCTGCACTAGGTGATGATGTAGACAATAGCGACTACTGGAACGCCACAGAGGGCAACGCTAAACGTGCCTTGTACGGTCTGCTTGCGTTTGCAAAGATGCGCCCTGACGGCGTGTGGGACGGATATTGAAGGGAGAAAAGGTAATGCCGATATATGAGGTCGCTTTAGGCATCGTTTTGACAACGATGGTGGGTATATTGTTTGTATCTCCCATTTATCTGTTTGAGCGATATATCCTTTGGGACACTTTGGATGAATATATTGACAGCACTGTTATCAAGGCTGTTGCTTGCGCTGTTATCAATGTTGCTATTTTCTTAATTGGATGTGTAGTCGTTCTTGCTACTGCGAGGTATAACAATGGCTAACACACTTTGGCATCCAGTCAGCGAACCGCCCCGAGAGCGGACGCAGCCTTTGTTGCTTGCGACTAAGACAACGTGGTGTGATAAAGATGGAAAAATGTTGCAAGGAATCTCGCCAACAACGTATTTTCTTGGCTGTTACGCAGACGGTCAGTTCTGGGACGATATAGGAGAGAGACTGCCAAAAGATGTGACGGTGACGCATTGGATGGCGTTCCCGATGGTATAGGAGAGTTTATGGAAAACAATATCGTTATTACGCAAGATATGATTGACTCGTTTACGGCTTCCATGCGAGAAGCGTACAGAGTATACGGAGACGATGAGGAGCGTGTGCATGGCGTGATGGATGACATTATGTGCGAAACCTTAGATAGGCTTGGCTTTACAGAAGGTGTGGAAATCTTTAACGAAGCACCGAAATGGTATGCGTAAGGAGCAGTAAGCATGACGAACAAGAAGTTTGGCATCATCATTATGGACTTGAGCCTTTTTGACTTCGGGCCGAAGCCGCCTTGTGGGTATATCAAGGCAAAACATATTCGCCCAGCGTACGGAAAAGGCACAAGGCCTATCAAGGCGCATAAGCGAATCACGAGAACAAGAGAGGGATTCAGAAAATGAAAAACTTGTCAAAGAAGCACCTGAAACAGATTTACAGGCGCAGAAACAATTTCACTATGCTGAGCCGGTTCTTCCGCTCTGCACCAAGTAATCGAGATGATTACAGCAAGATGATGGACTGGCGTTGGAGCATGTGTACGAACGTCTACTACATGATTCCGGGTGAGAAAATCAAGAGAAGGAGCAAAAGGACATGAGCATGGACGAAAAGGGTAAAAAAATGGAAGAACTCAAAAGATGTCCATTTTGTGGTGGAGAAGTTACCATTACAGAGGGTGGTTATCGCCAAACACGATGGATGTATGTTACGAGTGGAAACAAAGAAAATAGGTGCAGCTGCTATGTTATCATGGAAAGCAAAACTTACAACTATGATTCCTCTGAAAAAGACAAGGAAAGAATCAAAGCCGACCTCATCGAAGCATGGAACAAACGATACAAAGAGGATTGAGCATGGACAAAAAACGAGACAGCTTTACATTCCAACGATACTACTTTGAAGCCATCTCCACACTCAAAAGCAAAGAGAAGTTGGAACTCTACGATGCAATCTGTGCATACGTTTTTGAAGAAAAAGACGCAACTTTGAACTCAAAAAAAGCAGAATCTTGTTTCATTTTGATTAAGCATCTGCTCGATGAAGAACGGAAAAGAAGTGATATTGCGTCAAAAGGATGGTCTACACGAAAGTCATCTCATCCTCATGTCATAAATGAGATGAAAGTCAGCTCATCTATGAGTTCACAGTCAGATGACAATGAACCCGTTGTATCAACTGACAGTCAGACGAACGTCAAGACCCTGCCGGAGAGTGCAGTCAAAAAGAAACCTGACATCTTCTCCGACTTTGCTCATGGCGATAAAGCCCTGCTGGAATCCCTGCGAGAGTTCGCACAGATGCGTACAAGAATCAAAAAGCCTATGACAGACCGGGCGAAACAGATGCTCTGCAACAAGCTGGAAAAGTTTGATCGGCATGATTGGAAAGCCATTCTTGACCAGAGCATCTATGCCGGGTGGCAGGACATTTACGCATTGAAACAGGATGAACAGTACGAGCAAAGTACGGAGATGGAGTTTCCTAGACTATGACAATGGACGTTCAAACGGTATTTATCGGTGCGCTGATGCTCTGCAAGCCGGGCGTTGTGGATGAAATCATACCAGACCTTGAACTTGACTTATTCAGGCCTGAGCTGAGAGACGCTTTTGCGGCTGTTCAGGGCTATTGGATGGCTAGGGGTAAGATAGATATAGTCGAGATAAACACGCAGCATCCAGACGTAGCGCAGACGCTCTTGGCGTGTGTACAAACCTGTGAATCAGAGTGTGTACGAATTGACAGGGAGCAGATGCAGCGTTGGGCACAGCTTATCAGAGAACAAGCTGCACTCACTCGTGTGCAAGGTCTGGCATTTCAAATGACCAGCGAGCTTACCGACTATTCTGATCTATCAGACATTTACCAGCAGATGGGCGAAGCAATGAGCCTGAAAGCTGAGGAAGAAGATGCGTGGACATACGAGGATGTGCTGAACGACTATGTGCTTCACATGGACGAGAAGCCTGTGTATATCAAGACAGGCCTAGAGCGTCTGGATGAAGCGCTGCACATCTCACCGGGTGATTTTATTATCATCGGCGGCAGACCGTCTGCGGGCAAGACAGCCCTGTCCTTGCAAATAGCAGCAAGCATGGCAAAGCAGGACTACACCGTGTACTATTTCAGCTTGGAAACCAGCAAACGCAAGCTGGGCGCACGTCTGATGGCTAATCAAATATACTGCCCTCTGGACACTGTGAAAAATAAGGCTGTCAGCTTGAATGAGATTGACGGACAGGCAAAGAACATGAAGATGCCCTTATATATCCGCTCCGCTGCCGGAAAGAACGTGGCGTGGATGAAGGCGCAGGCTCTCCGTAAAAAGGCTCAGGTCATCTTCGTAGACTATCTTCAACTCATTCACGAAACAGGTGCAAAGGACAGATATGCCGCCATTACGGCCATATCCATTGCCTTACACGAGCTGGCGCAGACCACAGGCATTGTTGTGGTGGCACTGGCACAGCTTAATCGAAACCCATCCAAGCCCGGAGCAACGCCTACCAACTCCGACTTGCGAGAGAGCGGACAGATTGAACAGGACGCAGATGCAATCATCCTTCTGTCCGGCGATAACCCCGACAAGTACCTCTTCCGGCTGAGCAAGAACAAGGAAGGTGGGATAGGCGACCTCCCCATTACGTTTAACAAGCAGATTCAACGGTTCCAAGAGTATACTTGGATGGATTGAAAGGAGAAAAGATGAAAGATACATTTTGGAAAGTGGCTGTTGTAATTTTCTTAATCGTAATTTTGACGCTTGGCACAGGTCTGTTTATCGTGCAAGGCGCGAAGAATACCGCCATTTCCTACGAGGAACAGGTGGCCGCTGCGTAGTCTGACATTCAGGTGCAGGAGAAACGCCGCTTTGACCTTATCCCGAATCTGGTTGAAATGGTTAAGGCATACGATAAGCACGAATACGATACCCTTATGGCCGTTATCGCGGTGCGGGGCAGCAGTTCTGATGCCGCCGTCTCTGAGATCACCACCCAGATTGCAGCCGTGGCAGAGGCTTACCCAGAACTGCAATCCGCCGATAACTACCGGGAACTGATGAACGAATTGGCAGTCACCGAAAATCTGATTGCCAATTACCGCTCCGACTATAATCGCACTGTTAAGAGTTATCGGCAATACGTCCGGCGTTTCCCCAACAGCACGTTTTTGAGTTTGACCGGGTATGAGGTACAGAATTATGAACTCTTATCGTTCGAGGTATCAGAGGATGCTCCGGATGTCGGAAACCTCTTTGAAGATTAACGGGATCGAGATCACGTTCCGGGAGATTCTGGCAAGTGCCGTTATCGTGCTGGTGATGCTGATTCTGGGTACGGTCATTTCCGGCCACATCAAACAGGCGGCAATGGAGTGCAAACAGGAGTACTCCACTGCAATAGATATTTCTTCTGAAGATCGGTTTGGCTACGGGCTTCGGACAGACGTTGGACGGGCTTTCTGCTACGGCACTCTGTCTGCCGTGGACACGGTATCAGAGGATGAGATCGGCGGGCCATATATGTACATCTACCGCGAGGAACAGCACTACAATATGCACACCCGCGTAGCAACGCACACCGATGGGAAGGGCCACACCTATACTACCACAGAAATCTACTACTCATGGGATTATGCTGGCTCTAACACATGGCATTCTCAGATGGTGCATTTTCTGGGCAAGGATTTTGACTACAGGAAAATAAATATGCCCGGCAGCAAGTACCTGACCACAAAATATAGGGGTAGTAGCGTCCGCTTTGAATACTACATCCGGCCAGTGGAGTACACGGGCACGATGTACGCCACGCTCACTGGGCACACCGTTCAGGATGCCACGTTCTACGATGGAACAGACATCGACCAGACGCGAGAAAACCTGATGTCTGGTGCGGATGGCTGGGTAGTCATCTTCTGGGTGATTTGGATTATTCTCACAGCAGCATCGGTATTTGGCTTCTGTGCGTTGGAAAACGACTGGCTGAAATAAAAACGAGAGGCTGTCAGCAATGACGGCCTTTTGTTTTTGCTGGAAAGCCCTAAAATGAGCCATTCTGATGCGTTTTATACTTTGGACGGCAAACTTATCGACCGAACACAGAAAACAGCGCTGACGTGGCTCTACGGGGCTGTGAGCGTATTGTAGAGGCCTACGACTATTGCAGGAGGAGAAAATGGAATACATGACAGCCGATACAAAGGTCAATGGGTACATGGTTTACCCTCGATTCCTCTCGACTATTGGCGTTAGCCCAACAGAGAAAATTGTCTACGTTTACCTGTTCAATCGTGCAAGGTCGTCACAGAGGGCAAGCAGAAGCAGAAAGTTTGCTGACCAACTAGGGCGAGTATACATCGTGTATCCCATCAAAGACCTTGCTGCCGATACTGGATCCACGGAACGATGGGTCAAGAAGTCTCTGAAAGAGCTGGAAGAAGCCGGGTTGATCGAGCGCAAGCGTGAAGGAAAGAACAAGCCCGATAAGATATACGTCAAAGTGCCGGAAGAATCGTCAAAGAGCGAAAAGGGAGGTGAACAATCATTCACCTCTGAGGGGAACGATGCTTCACCTGTGAGGGGAACAATCGTTCACCTCCTTAATATAGAAGAAAAGAAAAGAAAAAAAGTTATTAAGAAAGCGGGCGACCCGCCCGATGGGAACGCCAGCACGCCGGACTTCGAAGATGTGAGCGAGTATTTTTTGGACGCTGGATGTGAGAACAGGCTTGCCAACAGGTTTATGAACTACTATGAGGGAACAGGTTGGATGACCAAGACCGGAAAGCCTATCACCAACTGGAAGGCCTTTGCTGATATGTGGATTGACAAGGAACAGGAGAAGCAGCAATACATCGAACCGGAGTCCAATCGTCTGTAAAGGTTCTTTCTCCCTACAACCCTCTATCTCCAAAAGCTATACCGTTAGCCAGCAGGTCAGACCGTGACCAACATCTACCATCAGGTTCTATTGGCTAAATAAAGGCATACCGTCTATCTGACCTCTACGTTGCGTCACCCTCTATCGTCCGGCGCACCGCGCCGACCGGGTGACCTTCAACGGCAACATCATCTAGCCTGTAAAGGGTAGCAACATCTGACCTACCACCATCTACGACTATTTCACATGGAGAATTGACTTCATTTTGTAGTCAGTTCGATATGTATAAATGTTGCGTTGCCTATTCCTAGCAGAACGATATGGATTGAATGAAATACCATAGTGCGTTACTGGGAATTAAATCGAGCAGGAACAGACCGAATCGGATGATACGACTATTTTAGCAGAATAATCCCTAGATAGTTACTAGGATATATAAACATATATTATAATAAGTACGGTTGGTGTACGAATTTGGTATGGCTAGCGAGTGAATAAATGGGTGAATATATGTAATTGATTATGAATTTTATGAGGTCGGATGGCTTAACGACTATCGCACCTCTCTTTTCCTAAAAGGCAAACGACTATTTCACACAAAAAATACACGACTATTTGACGATGGTTCGCAAGAAAACGCTACGACTATTACTCTGCGACTATCAGCGAACTGCTTATTGTTGTACAATATATAGGACTTTCAAAAGCTAGTCATCTGACGACTTTACGACTATTCTACGACTATTTTATTGGAGAAACTACGACTATTTCAGCCGGAACGCTACGACTATTGCTGACCTCTATTAGCTATCGGGCGAAAGCCCGAAAAGAGATGCGGCGCAAGCCGCCAGTGGTTCCGCGCCGCCGCGCCCATGCCGCCGGGTGCAGCACTTGCCAGCGATCCGCAGACGGTAGGAGCTGACCCCGCCGGGCTGGTATGGTCTGCGGTATGCTGCACCGTCCGGCATGGATCCATAACATGGGGCGAACCGCTGCCCCTTTATATACCTTATTATAATAGGGCGGTTGCGCTGGTCTGTACAGCGTCCGGCGTGGCGTTGGTATCTGGTATCAGTGCAGGCCGTCCGGGCGCTGTGATACGCTCCAACGTGGCGCAGGTAGTATTATATCCGCTTGTGTCGGTCTGTTATTTGCAGCAGTAGAATGAGGTAAATTACAAGAAAAGCGCCTGTAAAGCCCTGTGTGCTGTTTTGCGGCGATGGCGGTATAGCTGCATGGACGGCAGAAAGGCCGCTGTAAACGCTTGTATGGGGCTGTATTGCATCGGGGCAAAATAAAAACCCGGCCATTTCTGACCGGGTGAAATGCTTCTTATTTGGACGCTTTGAACAGCGCCGCAAAGAACCAGAAGAAGAACAGGATACAGGATAATATCACTTGTCGCACCCCCTCAAACCACGCTAAACCGCTTGTAAACGGTCTTTTTGCTACACTCAGCATAAATATCCGGGTGCGCTACCTGCAAAAGCTTGCTATCAAGCCGTACGCTTTGCACGTCCTTATAAATGGCCTTTGCTGTGCCCTGCACCATTTCCGGCGCGCCGTGCATCATGTCAATAATTTCAGCCTTTACCGCGTCGTTCATTGCTTCTAACTCTTCAATTAACCGCTTGTTTTCGCGGTATGCGTTCACCTTTTCTTCAAACGTCGTCATTTTCTTATCCCTCCTTATTAGCTATTGAGAAATGCAATCATAACGAGCGCGCCGGATATCATGCCGCCCACGTACCAGAGGGCTGCCCACTGGGAAAAATCCAATGTAATCATGCGTTGCACACCTCCCGAACAAATTCCTTCTGCAAGTTGTGCAGGTGCTCCGCCAGTTCCTCAGCGTTCCACAGGTCCCGGCGCATTTCCCGCGCCCGCTTTTCATAGCGGCTGACCGTTTCACGGTCGGGCTTGATGTTTCCAAAGGGACGGTACCCGGTGCAGATTGCAACGCCTGATGCGATCGGGTAAATATCCGCATTCCAGCCGTACACGCCAGCGGTATAGGCGGCGGGGTCGTCCATGCACAACAGGTTTTGCGCATCGCAATAGCTTACTTGGATAATGGTCGGATACTGGGATTTAATATCCCGCATGGTTCTTTTTGCTTTCATTGCCTTAAACCTCCGTGTATCCGTCTGCAATGGCCTGCGCCTTGATTGTGTCCATATCCCGCTTTGCTACAACGGGCACGTCCTTAGATACCCAGCCATCAGGGACGCGGGAAAAGGTCTTTGCGTTAGTGTCAATGCACAGATAGTGCGCCATTCCGTATGCGGTGTTCTTGGTTCTGAATTCTAGCTTCATGGTTTTTGTCCTCCTGTTTTGTGGTGGTGTGGTGGTGTACATCCTCTGTACATTTACTATTATACATGATTAAACGTACAAGTCAATAGTATATTCAAGATTAAACGTACAAGTGCACAAAAATGTTGCACACGCAACGCACAAGCGCTGTGCCCTCCAGCGCCGCCGTCCCGATCTGCCAGACGCGGCCTGTCTGGTATCGAGTGCAGTCTGTCCGGGTGCGCTGGGGCTTGGGTCTCCACCGGCGGGGTATATGGGGCGAGCCGGGGGTGGGGCGGTCGACACCTCGCGTAGAAAAAATTCAAAAAAGGCGTTTTTCCTGCCTACCCCCTCTTTTCTGCTCAAAAAGCCCTACCCACTATTGTCAATCTCAAAAATTTCCCGCAAAAACAAAAAGACCCCTACAAAGGGTCTGCGTTCTGTGCTATACTTGCCTTACAAGCCTTGAAAGGGAGGAATCTACAATGGCTAAAAGTAAAATGACAACGTGCAAGCACTGTGGCGCAGAGATTGCCGCAAGTGCAAAGGTCTGCCCTCAGTGTGGCGGTAAGAACAAGCCGCCCATCTACAAGCGCTGGTGGTTTATCGCCATCATTGTTTTGATTGTTTTGTCTGCTATTGGTGGCTCTAGCAGCAGTTCTGACGGCTCTGCAAGCAGTAGCACCACTAAGGCAAGTGCATCCACCGCTTCTTCCGTTGCGTCTGTGCCTGAAATCAGCGAGGATGATTACAAGGCTGAGTGCCAGACTGTGGACTATAAGGAGCTGTGCCGTTATCCTGAAAAGTATGAGGGCACCAAGATTGTTGTCAAGGTAAAGGTCTCGCAGATTATTGACGCAAACTTCTCCGGCGGCGAAAAAGCATGGAGAACCTACACGGACAACAGCGGATACGGCTTCTATGCCGATGACGAGTATTATATGCTGGATAAGCGTGGTGGCGATGCTGTGAAGATTCTGGAAGATGACATTATCAACGTCTACGGTGAGTTCACCGGGCTTGAGAAAATCACCAGAGCATTGACCAGCACTACCGATGAACTGCCTCGCATTGAAGTCAAATACGCAGACCTCTCAGAATAATCTATAACACAAAAAGCCAGTGGTTAGAGAACATCTAGCCGCTGGCTTTTCTTATGGGCTGTTTACTTTACAATTTCAGAGTGATAGGGATGATACTCAACATTGGGTAGGGGCATCCAATACTTTACATCGTGCATGATGCACTTGTTGTCCCGGAGCAGAACAGGCTCAATCTCGCCGTTCTCGTCCGGTTCAAAGGAAAGCTGACCGCTATCGACAACCTTTCCGTCACAAGCGATAACAGGCTCGTGGACGCACTCGCCGTAGTCAACGGTGCGCCAGAGTTTCAGCATGGTCTCGAAAGCGTAGTTGAGGTATTCCCCCATATCCTGAATCTTATCCGCGGTAAGCATAGTTATTCTCCTTTCACATGGGCATCTGGGTCTGGCCGTTTGTGACCTGAACCAACATAACGGAGTTCGCGCACGGTCTCCACTTCTTGATGTACTCGACAGCTTCATCAAACCGCTTCTTCGGCACGTTGTTTCTGCTGTTCACATTGAACCAGTCCTGAATGTCCCGGTTGCATTCCATGAACAGCTTCTGAGAGACGCTACGGCTCTTGTAGGCCGGGCTGTCCATGCCGCCAAGAGCGTCGATAACTACCGTGTTCACGACACGCTTCAACACACGCTGCTGGTTGTAGTCGATGGTCATAGTGTTCTCAAGAGCGGAAATGCGCTGCTCCTGCTTCATGGTGCGCTGGTCAATCACAAGGATTGCTTGCAGCTCCTTAGAAAGCCCTGCGAACTGGTTGACAGACACATTCTTCTCAAGGTCGATCAGCTTCTGGCGAATCTCCATGCCCTGCGGTGTGCGCTGAATCATTGCAATGTGCTTCGCCATGTCCAAAGTAATAATGTGGTCGGTTTTAGGCTTCCCAGCAAGCCCATCAGACCTATTGCTCAAAAATGAGCCATAGTCTTTTCCGTCAACAAAACCATACTCGCACATACGAGGAAACCAGTCTTTGTATGCGGTTTTAATTTTGAGCCGTTCGTGCAGCTCTCGACCCAACACAACCTTTTCACCAGTGTCTGTGTCGTACACGGGGATAACATCTTCGGAGAAGATACGGATGTTTTCAAGGCTATTATTCATAAAATTTTATCCTTATGTCTTGCGAGAGCAAGCCATCTTTGGTATAATAACCCAAAGAGGGTCTATGCTCTCTGAGTGTGGATGATACGTTCGCTGCGGTCGGCAAACTTTAGCGGACGTATCATTTTTCGTTTTCATCGGTGGAATCCATCGGATGCAGCGTAAAGAACGCTTCACGGAACGCAGCAGAGATGGACACCCGGTTCTTGATGCAGTATTCCTGCAAGCTGGCAAACTGCCGCTCCGTCACGCTGATGGTAACGGTGTGGCCGTAACGCTCTGCGTAAGGACTACTCATACATATTCACCCCCTTTCGTTTTGCTGTGCAATAAGTGTAACCGCAAAATATTAGGATGTCAAGAAAATACACCCCATATATTGTGTTCACTAGTGCGGGCATCAGATTTTTCCGTTCTGATTGGCTACTCCTGCTTCGTACCCTGCCCGATAGTTCAGTTCGGACAGCTTACCCAGCGCTTCTGCGTACTCCCTGTCCTTGCTGGTCGGCTCTTTGCCGTGCGCAAGGGTTTTCAGAAATTCTTCGGTTGTCGTGGGAAAGTTCATGTTTTTTGCTCCTTTCTATTGCAGAAGTCGTTTGCTTCTGTTATAATAATTGACAGAAACCGAGACTGCGCCCTTGGTTGCGTAGCTTCTGTTTTGTGGTGGAATAGGTCGTCAGTGCAACTTTGGTCGGTGGTGCTGATGGCCTATTTTTTATGCCACAAAGGATAAATCTACCGTTGTTGGCTGATTCATCGTGTGTTCTGCTGTCTTAGATTATAGACGCTTGGTATATAGTTGTCAACAGCCCAATTTGTATAATTCAGTCACACATCTGTGACATTTTACGCATTCTAACGTAAATTTACGTTATTTGATAGTACTCCCGTAAACGGATTAGTTTACCCTAGTGATAGTAACTTGAAAATTATTTTTCGATAATTCGTAAGGCTAGTATTCGAGTATACAGTTTGTAAAGCAACGAAAAAGTTTACAGCCGTTTGACCCCCCTGTTGATAGTAAAAAGCTAAAAATACGCAAACTTTCTCTTGACGATTAAACGTACATAGTGTATAATAGGGTCAAGAAAGAGAGCTGGTAAAAATGAAAAATGTAGCTGCGTATGTCAGAGTTTCCACTGATGGGCAATGTGGCGAAGATAAATTTGGAATGGAAGCCCAGAAAGAGCAAATCGAAGAATACTGCCGCAAGAATGATATGAATATCATCAAGTGGTTTACTGATGCTGGTGAATCCGGTGCAAAGGAAAGGCCGGGATTTGATAGTATCGTGTATGGCGATGTTTCCAATCCTCCGTATGAAGCGGTTGTTGTTGCAAAAAGCGATCGAGTTGCAAGAGACATCAACGTTTATTATTATTACAAGATGCTTCTGCTCAAAAAAGAGATTTCTCTTATTAGCGTTGCGGAAGATTTTGGGAAAATGGGAGTTTTTTCTACAATGCTTGAAGCGTTTACTCTTTGCTGTGCTCAAATGGAGCGTGAGAACATCACGAAAAGGACTTCTAGTGGCAGAGCCATTAAGGCTGCAAGCGGCGGCTATAGCGGCGGCAAGGCTCCGATGGGATACGAAGTTAAGGATGGTGAACTTTCAATCAAAGAAGATGAAGCGATAATTGTTCGGCGTGCTTTTGAATTGCGTGATGCTGGCAATACAATTCGTGGCGTAGCAGACAGATTGAATGAAGAAGGCTACTGCGGCAGAAACGGAAAGCCGTTTACCTCTAGCACAATTCAATCTATCCTTGGGAACAGAAAGACTTATGAGGGCTATTACCGCTACGGAAAAAATGATGAATGGGTAAAAGGAAAGCAGGAACCTATTTTGTAAAAATTGCGATTGCAGTTTTTAATAGAAAAGGCGGAAGTCCCACCACAGAACTACCGCCAAAGTGACCACCACCATTCTCAAAACAGAAAGAAATGGTAGCAGAAGTATTATACCATTTCTTTGGGAAGTCTGCAATAACAAAGGAGAAAATATGGACTTTGAAAAGCAAATGGAAAAGCTATCAGAAGATGAAAAGCATTATTGCGTGTATATCTGGTTTTTCATTGAACGCAAAGAACTCACGCCATTTTATGTTGGCATGGGCAGAAAAGGAAGATACAAAGACATTAACAAGAGGAGTGAGACATTCAAACAGTTTTTGGATAATTACGAATGCGTCACTCTGAAAATCTCTGATGAATTGCCTAGAGATGTTGCAAGAGCAATGGAGATTTCGACAAAATATAAGCTGAAGGAAAAAGGCTATCCGATTATTGACGCAGAAGAAGATAAAACCGAATATAAGAGAAGATTCCTTGATGGAATCGCAAAGGCAAAAGCCGCTGGAAAATATAAGGGTAGAAAACCCACCTCTTATAATTTTTCTTTGTATAAGGAACTTTACGAAAAAGTTTCGCAAAATCTTTTGACGGTCACGGATGCCGCCAAACAGCTTGGCGTGACCCGCCAGACATGGTATCGGATTGCTGAACAGAGAAAGGCTGGATAATATGCGGGGAGAAGAACTGATTGTTAAGAATGGTAGCATCACACTGCGGTCTATGCTTGACTTTGGTGGATTCCTTGAAATCAAGAGGTTCTTGGAAGCCTGTCATTCGGAAAACTGCACCGTAACCTTTGCAAACGAGGAAATTGTCATTTTCCCGAATGAATACGATGCTGCTAAAGATGCTCTCGTCTTTATTTACGGTACACTGGCAGAAAGACACAGTATCATTGAAAAGTATCTTCGCTACAAATTGATGCTTGGGGATGAAGAACCGAAGCCTACTTTACATAGTCAGAGAAAGGAATAAAGCATGAAACCCGTAAAATTGTCAGAACAGAGTTTGAAACTCATTGAAACGCTGTGCGATTACACCGACAAGCCCGATATTCTCAATGCCGTCGCAGACGCTTTGTACTACGATGCGGACGAGCTGAAACGCAGGCTCAACCAGCTTGCAGAAGAAGTCAAATAAACTGAGCAACCCATTTATTAAGATGGATTTTAGTAAATAATTTTCTGAAGCAAAATTATAAAACCGAATATTTGATTTTTGTGCAGTTGTAGGCACTCTTTACATTTTCAGGTAGGGGGTGCCTATTTTTTTATGCAGCCAAAGCAGTGTATCGCCATCATTGACAGCATCAAAGCGTATGCAAAGCAGAATCCGACCGAAGCACAGGTTTATGAAGACTGGTTTCAGTCGGTAGTGAACCTGAGAGACGCTCTGCCACAGGACAAGCGGTTCGATGCCTACAAATACTCTGGTGAGCTACGCTCTGTCTGCGCAGCCATGATGGGAAAGATGAAAACAGGCGAGGACGTGGCAAAAGTCTATGACATTATCGGTCGGACGTACCTGTTTGAAGCAAAGGATGTGTTCGACAGCTATTGCATCTACCTTGAATGGAACCGTGCGCCGGAGAAGAAGTTCTATCAGCCGAGACGCAGGGTTCTGAAAGTGCTGGCAGATGACCTTGAGGACTTGTTTTATAAGCGGATTGACTTCTTAGGAGTTAGTCTACCCGCTCGCGTTGGCAAGGCTTTGAGTGATGATACGCCAATTCTTACACGAAACGGCTGGAAGAATCACGGCGATTTGCAGGTCGGTGATGAAGTTATCAGCCCGAAAGGTCAGTTTGTAAAGGTGCTGGCCGTTTCGCCTAAGTGCCAGCTTGATGTGCGCTGCCATTTCTCTGACGGCACATACATTGACTGCCATGAAAACCACGAGTGGCCGGTCTTTAACCGCCATAAGAACGGATTTGATGTGGTCGAAACCAAGCGGATGATGGAGGATTATGTTGCCGACACGAAGAGCGGTATAAGATTCTGCTATCAGGTTCCGTTCAAAAATTTTGTTGAGGGAGAATATAAGAAACTGCCTGTTGAGCCGTACACATTGGGCGCATGGCTTGGCGATGGTCGCAATCAGCACCCAGATATTTGCGAACCTCCTTGTGATCGAGTGATTGTTGAGCGTGTTATTAACGATGGATACCTTGTTAGCTGGCACACGGTTCATAAGGATACTGGCGTTGAGTACTACGGATTCTCTGGTTTGCGACAAGCACTTCAAAATGGCGATATGTGCCATAGTCACCGCCGCTGCGTGAAGCACATCCCAGAAGAATACTTCACAGCCAGCATTGCACAGCGTATGGAATTGCTTGCCGGTCTGCTCGATACAGACGGTACGTTACGGGCAAAAGAGCATCGGTACGCTTTTTCTACCACAGAGCCGCAAATGAGAGATGATTTTGTCACGCTGGTTTCTACCTTTGGATGGAGATGCAGCGTGGTTGAATATCCACCTCGTGTATCATCTAGTGGCATTAAAGGCAATCTGACAGTCTATTCCATCTCTTTTAACCCTACCTGCCCTATTCCATGCGTTGTTCCTCGCAAGCAGTTAAAGGAGTTTTCCAAACCTCGCCGTGTGGCATTTTGCGGGTTTGAGCGCATTGAATTGAAGCAGGGCAACTGCATTCAGGTTGAGGGTGGCGTGTACTGCGCTGGAAAGCGGCTGATTCCCACCCATAACAGCACCTTGTGCATCTTCTTCATCACATGGCTTATGGGCAACCGTCCGGACGTTGCATCGGTCATGAGCGGACATTCTGACAAGCTTACCAATGGCTTCTACGGCGAAGTGCTGTCCATTATCACTGACCCTGTGACCTACAACTGGGGCAAAATCTTCCCTGACGTTCAGCTTGCGGATAAGAGCGCAAAGGACGAAAGCGTTGACCTGAACCGAAAGAAGCGTTTCCCCACCCTGACCTGTCGTTCCATCGGCGGTACGCTGACTGGTGCTGTTGAAATTGGCGAGGGTGGCGTTCTGTACAGCGATGACTTGATCGAGGACTTGGAGGAAAGCCTGAATGTTGAGCGTCTAAACAACAAATACGATGCCTATCTGAACCAGCTAAAAGACCGCAAAAAGCAGGGCGCATTGGAGCTGATGGTCGGCACACGCTGGAACGTGCTTGACCCTCTGGGGCGCATCCAGAGCCAGTACGCAGACAATCCAAAGTACAGATTCCGGGTGATTCCTGCGGTTGACGAGAACGGACACAGCAATTTCAATTATGACTATGGCGTTGGCTTTGACGATGCCTACTATGCCGACATGAAAGCCAGCATTGACGATGCAACATGGTGGGCAAAGTACATGGGCAAGCCTTATGTGCGTGAAGGCCTGCTGTTCCCTGCCGATGAGCTGCGATACTTTAACGGCGTTCTGCCTGATGGCGAGCCTGATCGCAAGCTCATGGTCATGGATATTGCATGGGGCGGCGGTGATTTTACCGCTTGTCCTATCGCCTATGTGTATGGTGATGCCGTGTTCATCCCTGACCTTGTGTTCAATAACGGCGACAAGACAGTGACTAGACCGGAAGTCGTGGGCAAAATTATCCAGCACAAAATCAACGTTGTGCGTGGCGAAGCCAACAACGGCGGCGATGAATACTGTGACGTAGTGGACAGCCAACTCCGGCAGCAGGGCTATCACTGTTCAGTCCGCAGCCAGCGTGCGCCCAGCGGTCAAAGTAAGCTGTCAAGAATCATCCAGTATGCGCCTGACATTAAGCGGTTTTATTTCCTTGACGAGAAACACCAGTCGAAAGAGTACAAAGCGTTCATGGAACAGGTGACGATGTTCACGCAGCTTGGCAAAGTTCCGCACGATGATGCACCGGATAGTCTGGCACAGCTTGCCGATGAACTGTACAACGGAATCAGTAAAATTGAGCCTGTCAAGAGGCCATTTTGATTAAAAACACAATATATTGTGTTCGCTGGGTCTATTTATTTGATTTCACCACTTGACAAGGCTTATAATGTACACAGGAAGTTTTGCAGCTTCCCTTAAAGGAATAGCTTGCACGCGGGGTTTTGTCATTTTTACTCGCGTGCGTGTCAACAAGCATATTCCTCCTTTCACCGGTGAAGGTTTTCTCACTCTTTCGCCTTCACCGGACTTTATATGTTGCGTTTCCAATTGTAAGGGGAATGCCAGCCTGTCTCCCCCACGGCTGGCAAGCAACGGTTCGATTCCGTTACGCAGCACAACCAACTACCTAGCTTTGCATGGACTTATTCTCCAAAACCTCCACCGCTATTCCCGGCTCTCAATGTAATGTTTAGGCATGGCATTGCAAAGAGCAGCGGTTAACCAATCAAGCCGGGTTTTTATGCTACATTAGCTTAGTATGGTTAGAGCACTCGGCTCATATCCGAGCATACATTGGTTCAAATCCATTATGTAGCACCAAAATTGCAGCTTACCCGTTTTACGTCTGTCCGACAACTGAATGTAAAGGCTGCAATGGTTTTCTTCGGGCGAAGAATAGCACGGCTGGAAGTGCGAACAGTTTCCCAGTAGCTTCTGACAGGTCTGTGCTCAACAGCCTGTTTCCAGAAATCCAACGAAAGGAGCGCCCATGCTAGTTAGAATCTGTTGCCCTTGTATCAGGCAAAACCCAATCTATAAGAACGTCCGCTGCAACCGCTATCTTGGCGAAGTAGACGGACGATACCATTTTAAGTGTGACAGATGCAAGGGCGTTATCGAAGGAGACACAAGGGAAGGATGGGTGAAAATCATCCATCCACCGGAAAAGTAAATAGCTTTTGAAGCGCAGTTTTGGCGCAGTGAGATAGACCTTAACAGGTTTGTCTTGCTGCGCTTTTTATTTTGCCGGAAAGGAGGAACACATGGCTGAGTATCAGATTGTAGTTGACGGCTTTTTGAATAATCCGCTGACCGGACGCAGACCGATTGAAACGCCGGAGACGGAAATCAATCGGGAGAACGTGCTGAAAGTGGTAATGGGCAAAGCAGAGCCTATTCATCTGCTAAATAAGAACGAGATTCGCTTTCTGCACAACTACTACTTGGGTAACCAGCCTGTCCTCCATCGCACGAAAGAGTACCACGCTGAAATCACCAACCGCATTGTAGAGAACCACGCCAATGAGTGCGTGGGCTTTTACACAGGCTATATGAGCGGCACGCCTTGCTCTTATGTGCGGTCTGAAACTGCAACAGGTGACGGCGAGGAAATCGCTCGCCTGTCCAACGCTTTGCAGTATGAAGGTAAGGATGCGCTTGATCGGCGGCTCTGGCAGTGGATGTTGGAGTGCGGACAGGGATACCGCATTGTTCTTCCTGACAAAGGGTACAACGGCAATTACCCGGACGAAACGCCCCTGCTGGTAGATGTTCCAGACCCGGATATGGCGTATGTGATTTACAACTCCGGCATCGGACACAAGCCCATTGCCAATGTGCTGCACGTCCCACGCAGTTATCAGAATGACCTGAACGACCTGATTTGCGTGTATACGCCAAACCAGTACTTTGAAATCGACAACGGCAAGGTTACAAAATCGGAGAATCATTCTCTTGGAATGCTGCCGATGGTCGAATACAAGCTCAACCCGGAGCGCATGGGTCTGTTTGAACCGGCCATCCCTGTTCTGGATGCCATCAACGACCTTGAAAGCAACCGTTTGGACGGCGTGGCGCAGTTCATTCAGTCCATCATGGTGTTTACCAACTGCCTTGTGGATGATAACGCATTGAAACAGGTCAAAGAACTTGGGGCAATGTGCTTGAAATCTACAACCAGTTTGCCCGCCTCCGTTTCGCAGATTGCGAATGAGCTTGACCAGCAGCAGAGCCAGACATTGCTTGATTCCATGTTGAACGTGTACCGCAGTCTGACTGCCATGCCTAGTGCTACCGGCAGTGAGAACGCAACGTCTGACAACGTGGGCGCAGTTATCGTCCGCAACGGCTGGAATCACACCGAAGCAAGGGCGCAGCAGTACGAGAATATGTTCAAGTACGCTGAACGCCAAAGCCTGTCTGTGATGCTCAAAATTTTGCGTGACACGGCTGGTTCTAAGCTGATGGCAAGTGACATCAACATCAAACTGCCACGCCGTCAGTACGATAACCAGCAGAGCAAGGTTCAGATTTTTGCACAGATGCTCAGTCAGAGCATTGACCCGCAGTTGGCGTTTACTACGCCCGGTTTGTTCCCTGACCCGCAGGCTGCTTACGAAATGAGCAAACCCTTCCTGATTGCCGCTGGCAAGCTGGGTGAGGATGGGAAAGCTCCGAAACCGCAGGAACGGCTTAAGCAGGATGTTACCGACACAAATGCTGGGAACATGGCTGATAAACAACCAAACAATGCGGATGGAAAAAAAGATAATGCGTGATTTTTGGAAACAGCTGTTTTGCAAACATGACTATACGCTTTCTCGTTGGCATTGGACGCACGGCATCAACGGAAACGAACCACGAGAAATGGAGTGCGAGTATATCTGCACGAAATGTGGGAAATTCAAATGGACACACCCTAACCGAAATTCGGCGCGAGAAAAATCTATTTTGGATAGCGGCATTGAGCCGTACAAAAGAATTTACCCAAAGGAATAAAGAATCACCCCGAATTTTCGGGCTGATATATTCCGGCAGGGAAGCCGGGATACAAATTTCGCAGCGTTGCAGGGAAGCAACGGTAAAAAAACGCAGGAGGAAATTAACGATATGAAACTCAATGTGTTGCTTGGTGATGCCTACAAAGAGGGCATGACCGCCGATGAAATCATTTCTGCGCTGGAAAAGGTTGCAGACCCTAACGCAGAAGTCGAGAAGCTACGCAACGCCGTGACGAAAGCCAACGGCGAAGCTGCCGAGTACAAGAAGCAGCTCAAAGCAAAGCGTACCGATGACGAGAACGCCGCGCAGGAACAGGCTGACAAGCTGGCAGAGATGCAGAAGCAGATTGAAGCCCTGACTGCCGACAAGGAGAACCTCGTCAAGGAAAAGACCCTTGCATCTTACCGTGAGAAGTTTGTTGCACAGGGTTATGACGCTGAACTGGCTGGCAAGGCTGCATCTGCACTTGCTGACGGCGACATGGACAAGGTGTTTAAGTTCCAGTCGGAATTTATGACCGCCCATGACACCGCATACAAGGCTTCTCTGCTGAAGGATATGCCCACGCCTCCGGGGGCGGATGGCAAGGGCGGCTCTGACAGCGAAGGCGTGGCGTTTGCTAAGAGCCTTGCACAGCAGAACGCAAATTCTTCTAAGGAATCGAGTGACGCAATGAGTGCTTTCCATTAACAAGGAGGAAAACATGAAGTTTGCCCGAAATACGGTCAACGGAATCAACGATACCATCCTTGCTTCCAATGACTACACTGCCATTCCCTTTACCGTGACCGAAGCTACTGCGGTTAAGGCTGGCTATCCCATGACCAAAGCTGGCAAGAAGGCGACTTCCGCCACCGCAGATGGAATTCTGCTGTATGACGTTGACCCGGCAGAGAACCCCAATGCTTCCCTGCTGATTCGTGGCGTTATCGACACCAAGAAGGCCGCTGCAAGCTCTGGCTTCACCTACGATTCTGATGCAATCACTGCACTTAAGACTGCCATTCCAGGTATCTTCTGCCGTGACAACATCAGTGTGAACGCTTAATAGGAGGTAAAACAACATGGCACTGAATCTTAAGGAAGTCTTTGCCCCGGCTGCGATTGCCGCCTATTGGACGAATGACCCCACCAATGCGATGCCCTTTGCATCTGACGCACTGTTCCCTGCCAAGAAGAAGGCTGGTCTCGACCTGAAGTGGCTGCGTGGTCACAAAGGCGTTGGCGTGTCCCTGATGCCCAGCGCATTTGACGCAAAGGCTACGTTCCGTACCCGTGAGGGCTTCAAGTTCGATGAGACCGAGATGCCGTTCTTCCGTGAGGGCTACCATCTGGGCGAGAAAGACCGTCAGGAAATCCTGCGTGTTCTGGACAGCAACGACCCTTATGCCCGTGACGTAATGAATCGTCTGTACGATGACACCGCACAGCTTATCACTGGCGCACGCATTGTTCCTGAGCGCATGATCTGGCAGCTTCTGGCTCCCGCCAATGGCGTTCCGGGCATCACCATCAAGGCAAACGGTGTGAACTACATCTACAACTACGACCCGGACGGCACTTGGAAGAACACCAATTTCAAGGAAGTCTCTGCTGCAAAGTCCAAGTGGAACGTTGCCACCGCCACCCCCATTGCAGACCTGAACGCCGCAAAGGATGCTGTCCTGGCAAGCGTTGGTGAGGTCGTGACTGAAGTGTACATGAACACCGCTACCTTCCGCAACATGATCGCTGCGGACGAGGTGAAGAACCGGTTTATGACCGTCACCGCAAAGGCAAACGCCGTTCTGCTGGACGCTGAAGCACGGCAGATTATCGAATCTGCAACCGGTCTGACCATCCATCTGTACGACAAGATGTTCAAGGCAGACCAGTACAGCGCAAGCGAAAAGTACCTGCCTGATGGCATGGTGGTGGTTGCTCCGTCCGGCGCTCTTGGTAGCACTTGGTACGGCACTACTCCTGAGGAAGCCGACCTGCTGTCTGGTCAGTCTGGTGCATCCGTGTCCATCGTGAACACCGGTGTTGCCATCACCACCGAGCTGACCGTTCATCCGGTCAATGCCAATGTATACGCTTCCGAAATCGTCCTGCCGTCCTTTGAACGCATGGACGCTGTGTACTGCATCAAGGCTTACTAAGGCGAAAGGAGGAAAGCAGCATGGGAGACCAGTATTCTGAAGCGGCAGTCAAGCTGGGGCAGTACATTGCTCCTGCACTTGACCGTGAAATCACGGACGAGGACTACCCACTCTTCGACCTGCTGCTTGATTTTGCCAAGGACAAGATATTTGCACAGGGTTACCCTTTCGGCAACAGGCCGGAAGAGCTGCCCTTGCAGTATCAGTCGTTGCAGATACGCATTGCAGCGGAACTGTACAACCACATCGGCGCAAATGGACAGACGAGCTATACCAACAACGGCATTACTCGTGTGTGGGAAAGCTCTGATGTGGCGCAGTCTCTGCTGAATGAAGTGGTTCCGAGAGTAGGTGTTATCGGCTGATGTTCAATGGAAGCCCGCTGGACAAGCGCCCGCTGTGGTACTCGAACCCTGTTGGAGAGAAAACGCCTGTCGTGGACGAATGGGGCAACGAAACCGGCGAGACATCGCAAACGTGGAGTGACCCTGCAAAGCTGATGCTGAACGTCAGCCCTCCTACTGGTTCTGCGGAAGCAAGCCCTTTTGGAGCGTTCACGGATTACAGCTACGTTGTCAGTTCGTCCAGCAAGAAGCGCAACACACCGCTTTATGAAGGTACGCACGTCTGGTTTCAGACGGACGTTTCAAAGCCCTTCAATTACATTGTGGTCAAGGTCGCAGAGCATATCACGGACACGTTGTATGCGCTGAAGGAGGTGGCTGCAAGTGAAAATTAAAGTGAGGTTGAGCGATGCCGGACTTCGTGATGCGGAACGTCAGATACAGGAGTACAAGACCACCCTGAATCAAAAAGCACAGGAGCTTGCGAGGGCGTTGGCTGACAAGGGGCTTGATGTTGCGAAAGTTCGTTTTGCTAATGCCGAATATGCTGGCAGCAACGATGTTTCTTGTCGTGCTGAGCAAAACGGAAACACCTGCACCATCATTGCCGAAGGAAAAGCAGTTGCTTTTATTGAGTTCGGTACAGGCGCACATCATAACGGATATGGCGGGCAACTTCCGCCCGGTGTCGGTGCGCATGGCTCTTACGGTAAAGGGCAAGGCGCAAACCGTAGATGGTACTACTACGGAGAATCCGGCAATGCTGGCACACCTGTCAAGCAGGTGGATGGTAAAGGTCAGTTGAATTACACCGATGGTAACGAACCAGCTATGGCTATGTGGGGGGCTGCTGAGGAAATGGCTTCTCAAGTTGAAGCAACGTGGAGGGAGGTTTGGAATAGTTGATCGATTATTTCAATTCTATCTTCACGGCTGTTGCTAAAGAACTGCGGAAACAGGTTCCCGGCATCTTCGTTACTGGTGAAATCAACGACAGTAACGTCAAGAAGTTCCCGTGTGTGCAGATAGAGGAAAACAACAATGTTCCAACTCACAAGGATTCTTCCAGACGAAGCAAGTATGCTGCCATTTCCCTGCGTGTACGTGTCTATTCCAACAAAACCAGCGGACGCATTGCAGAAGCCCGCTTCATTGTGGACATCGTGGATTCTGTATTGGAACCGCTAAATTTCTATCGAAAATCGTTTGCCCCGTTGAATGGGCTGTACAACAATTCCGTCTATCGGATTGATTGCAGCTATGGGGCAACAATTGGAGAGGACGGAATGATTTACCGAAAATAAGGAGGTAAACATTCTATGAGTACTGCTATCTCCGGTCTGAATACCACCCTGTATTGTGGCGACAGCGCAACCGCCCTGACGAAGCTGTGCGACATCAAGGATGTGCCCGACCTGATCTCCGAGCCGAACCTTCTGGATGCCACCACTCTGTCTGACCCCATGCAGGTCAACATCTTTGGCATCATCCAGAGTGACACCAAGTCCTTTACTGCCAACTACAACAAGACTGACTACAAGAAGGTCAAGGAAGCTGGCTACGATGAGACTTCCGAGAGCAACACCGTGAAGTATTACGCCCTGAAGATGCAGGACGGCTCCGGCTTCACTTGGCAGGGTATGCATCAGGTTGGTCTGTCTGGCTTTGGCGTGGACGAGGTTGTGGAAATGACCATCAACTGCATCTTCACCAAGAAGCCTGAGTTCAGCGAGACCCTGACTGTCAACGGCGGCTAAACCGCAAAAAATCGAATCAATCAAACCGGGCAGAACTGAACATCGGATTTGGTTCTGCCCCTATTTATAAAGGAGAGCATTTATTATGGCTGCAAAGGTTATCAATTTTCATTCCCCCGATGGCAAGAACACTTACGAGCTGACTTTCACTCGTGACAGCGTGGAAGCTACCGAACGTGCAGGCTTTCAGATTGGCCAGTACACCCAGATGACCAACCTGCTGTCCAACTCCCGCGCCCTGTTCTACGGCGCGTTTATCGCCCGGAATCGTGGCATCAAGCGTAAAGTCGTGGACGAAATGTTTGCCCACATCGACGAGAAGGAAGAGCTGATGGCTGCGCTGCTTGAGATGTTCATGGATGCTTCTAAGTCTCTGCTGGCAACTGATACTGAGGACAAGACCGCAAAAAACGCAACGTGGGAGATTGTGTAACCGCACAATCTCAGGAACCAGACGGAGAGAGAGAACCGTTTTCCTTCTCCAAGCTGTTCCACGATGTAGAAGCCTATTACATCTCCATCGGCATGACCTACGAACAGTTCTGGCACGGCGATGTCTGGCTGGCAAAGGTCTACCGTGACGCAGAGGAGCTGCGAGAACGCAGAGCCAATGTTGAGGCGTGGAGAAATGGCTTTTACATGGCATCTGCGCTTTCCTCTACGGTTGGCAATATGTTCCGAAAGAAAGGGTCTAGCCCCATCAAGTACATGGATAGACCGATTCCCCTTACCCAAAAGGAGAAAGACGAGTATGAATACCAACGCGCAGTTGAGGCGCAGGAGCGAATCAAGAGAATGATGTTCTCTATGATGGAAAGTGATGGTGGTAGTGATGGCTGATGTTGATATTACGAGCTTATCCGTAGAGATTTCTGCGGAATCGCAGGGTGCAGAGCTTAATATCGACAAGCTCGCTACCGCCATTTCTAATTTGCGGACAAAGGGCAATGTTACAAAGGTTGTAAACAGTCTTGACAAGCTGGCTAGTTCTATTGCAACGCTGAAACAGGCATCTGCCGGAATGTCTGGGCTGGACAAAATTACCAGCTTTCTGAATGGACTTTCCAACGTCAACACGACCGCAAGCGCAAAGAGCATCAACACGGTCGTGAATGCAATCAAGAAGATTCCTTCGGCAGTCTCCGGCTTGAACGGTGTGGATTTCTACTCCATGTCTGGAAGCATCACTCAGCTCACTAATGCTTTGGCTCCTCTGTCCATTCTGGACGCATCGAACCTTAAAGCTCTTGGCAGCGCTTTCAATGCGATCGGAAAGGTTCCCGACCTGACCGATAAGCTGAAAGCGACAGACCTTGATTCTTTTGCAAGCTCTTGCCCGAAGATTTCTACTGCCATTACTCCTCTTGTATCTCAGCTTGACAAGGTGGGCAATGCATTTGCAAAGCTCCCTCCGCAGTTGAGCAAAGTGGTTACACAGGCGAACCGTGTGACCGCTGCCAACGAAAAGCAGCGCAAGAGCTATCTCAGCCTGTCCAATCAGATGAACGGCTTTATGCGGAATATGGCAAAGCTGGTTTCGTTGAAAGCTATCGCTGAGTATCTTGGCAACGCTGTTGCGAAGTTTAATGACTTCTATGAAGCAACAGATCTGTTCCATAATGCTATGGGCAATTTGAGCGGTGAAGCTGATACGCTCATTAGCAAGATGCAGGGCTTACTTGGCGTTGACCCGACCAAAGCGATGACCTACATGGCTACCATCCAGAGCTTGGGTACTTCGTTTGGTCTGACCAGCGACAAAGCATACATTCTGTCCAAGAACCTGACCCAGCTTGCCTATGACGAAGGTTCCTATTGGAACAAGGACGTTGCAGAAACCTTTACCGCAATGTCTTCCGCAATCTCTGGCGAGATTGAGCCTATTCGCCGTTTGGGCGTTGACCTGTCTCAGGCGCGGTTACAGCAGGAACTCCTTGCTTTGGGCTTTAACAAACAGGTTTCCAGCCTGTCTCAGGCAGATAAGGCGGTTCTGCGGTACATTGCCATTATGAAGCAGACTGCCAACGTGCAAGGCAACCTTGCACAGACCATCCAAAGCCCTGCGAACCAGATTAAAATCCTGAAAGCTCAGCTGGATATGCTGGCGAAGTCCGTTGGCTCTCTGCTCTACCCTGCCATGAAATCCATTCTTCCCCCGCTGATTGCCGCCGTACAACTCATTCGAGAGTTTGTCGAGTGGGTGGCAAAGCTGATGGGCGTGAAGGTCGTGTTCACTGATTTCACTAAAAGCGCTGATAGCGTTGGTGGCATTGGTGACGCAATGGATGATACAGCCGATTCGACAAAGAAAGCCGCCAAAGCCCTCAAGGACTACACGATGGGCTTTGATGAACTGAACATCATTGACCCAACGCAGGGAAGCTCCGGCTCTGGCGGCGGTGCATCTGCCGGCAACATCTTGGGCGATGTAGACCTGTCCGGCTACGATATGTTCAAGAACTATGTTGGCAACGCCGTGGACGAAATCAAGGCAAAGCTGGAAAAGCTTGCGCCATTGATTGCTGGTATTTCTGCCGGATTTGCAACGTGGGCTATTGGCAACGCTTTGCTTGAAGCTCTCAATAAAATCAAAGGCGATGGCTCTTTAATTGAAGGAATTCTCAAGCTTTGGAAGTCTCCCATTATGGGAGCAGCTGTCGCTGTTGGCATCATGGTTGCTCGTTTTGTTGACCTGTACCAAAACAGTGAGGCGTTCCGAAAAGGCCTTGAACGTGTTCGAGCTATGATTTACCTTGCTGCGGAAGGGCTTAGGCAGGGTTGGAATATATCACTCACAGATGGAAAACTCGGAGAATCCATCAAATACCTGAAAGAATCTTTTTCTAACTTAAAGCAAGTAATCTGGAATCTCATTCCAGAAAGTTGGCAGGAGGGCATTTCTTCTGCGTTCAAAACAATCTCTGACGTTGTAAAAGACCTTGATCTTGATGTTGGTGATTTAATTACAACACTTATGGGCATCGGTCTTATTGTTAGCGGCCATCCTGTAGCCGGTCTTGCTGTTCTTGGTTTTGAAGCTATCACTGTTGCAGTTCGTGGTCTTGGTAGCGAAAGTCAAAAAGAAGCTTTTGAGATGGAAACGGACTGGTTCAATGCTTTCAAGTCTATGGGCGAAAAAGTTGCTGATTTTGTAGGTGACGCAATTACAGCCATTGGAAACCTTATCAATGATTTTGCAATTTTTATTGGATGGATTCAGAACGGCGTTTCCGAAACTGACAGGCTTGACTTACAGATGAACGGTAACTTCATCGAGAATGCCGTCATGGGCATTGCTCAGCTGATTCACGATGTTGGAGTGTTTGTCGGATGGATTGCCAATGGAGTGAGTGAAACCGACCGTCTTGATATTCAGATGAACGGTAACTTCATCGAAAAGGCGGTTCTTGGTTTTTCTGACCTTATCAATTGGGTAAAGGATGTTGTTACATGGTTCGTACATCTCGATGAACACGTCGAAAACGGTGCGAGAGCTGTTCGTGGATTTATCGATGATATCAAAACGTGGGCAAAAGATGCCGCAAAAGCTGCTTCCGATATGGTAACAGCCGTTGCAAATGCTATTGCTTCTCTTCCTTCCAAAATGTTTGAAGCAGGCAAAAACATTTGGCAGGGCCTCGTAAATGGTATCAAAAGCGGCATTGAAACCGCAAAAGGCGCTGCGGCAAATCTTGCAAAAGCTATTATTGATAAGTTTACGAACGACACTGAAATTCACTCTCCCTCCGCTCTGTTTGAGCTCTTTGGTGAATTTATTGACCAAGGCCTTGCAAACGGTATCACTGCAGCACTTCCTTACGTCGAACAAGCTATGACCAATCTGGCAAACGTTGTTCAGCAGAAGGGCAACGAAATGATTGACTATGGCGCGACCACCGCAACGAATTTTGTTGATGGCTTCTTCAACGGTCTGGACAGCAAATGGCAGGAACTTGATTCCGGCTTGCAGAATGACTTCTTCGGCACGGTACAGAATCTTTGGGATGCTGTGCAGAATGGCGACTTAAAAACAATTGGTACAACTGCCGCTGCTATTATCTGGCAGGCGATGGGAGAGGAGAACCGAAATCAGGTAAAAGCATACGCACAAAGCTTCATTTCCAATATTTCCGGCATTTTAAAGGACGCATCCAAAACCTTGTTTAACGAAGCGTTAAAAGTTGGCAAGGTTATCTGGAGCGGCATAACAAGCAATTTTGGAAAAATCGTAAAGAGCGTTTCCAATCTTGGAACTACGATTTCTACATCAATTAGCGCGTTGAAGGTGCCTTTAGCTACCACTGGCACTGCGATCAGTCAAGGCCTTTTCGGTGGTCTTGTAAGCTCTTTCCCTGAAATTTTTGCTGCAATGGGCGGCTTGATTGGAAGTGTTGGCTCTGCGTTTGTTGGCCTTCTTACTTCTATTGCCGGTGCGCTTTCGTCTACAGTTTTCGGCATTCCTGTAGCGCTTATTGTGGGCGCGGCCGCAATTGCTTTAGGCGCTGCGATTGCGGGTATTGTGAGCAATCTCGGTGGGAAATATTCAACTGACAATTCTTCTTACGTCGGAACCCCTGAATACGATGCTTCTACAGGTTCCACCACTTCTGCAAATGGGTACTACGGCAATACATCATCCGGGTCAACAAACTCTTCCGACCTGCAAGGCGCGGTTTACAACGGCTGCTATAATGCGTTTCTTGATATTTTCCAGCGCTATGGTGACGAAATTACCGGTGGCAAGGAAGTCAGGTTGTTCATTGACGGAAAGCAGATTACTGCTTCGGTCGAAAAGCAGCAGGCTGACCGTGGTGTGCAAATCATGGGTACGGAAGTGTATAGCTATTGAGGAAGGGATGGTGAATTATGCAAGCTCTTGTATCAGTGAACGGCGTAGATTTGCCAGAGCCTTCCTCTTATAGCGCAACGACTTCAACCATCGTTGATTCTGGCCGAAACGTGCAGGGCAAGGTTGTTGGCTCTGTGGTTCGACACGATGTTGCAAAAGTGGCTCTCAAGTGGAATTACCTTACTGCAAAACAATGGGCTTCCGTTATCGGCCCATTCACTACAAACTTTTATTGCACGGTACGATTTTACAATCAAGCAACAGCTTCTTATTCCACACGTCAGATGTATGTTTCCGACCGAACGGCTGGAATGTGGCGAAGGGGCCCAAACACCGGAAATGTGATGGGCTGGACGGATTGTTCTTTGAGCCTGGTTGAGGTCTAAAGGTGGTGGATTTTATATGTCTGTAAAGCCGTCCGATAAGTGGCTTTCGCAATATAATAATACGCTTGTACCCGAAACTTTTATTCAGATTACTTATCATGCAGCTGATGATGCGGCACAAACGGACGCTATTGCAAGTTCAGGTTCGCAAACCGTGTTTAGTAATGCGGCATCCATCACTGACCTGGACATTTCCACTTCTGGAAATTACGCGACTGCTGAAACTAATTTTTGGGTTTTAGATGGAAGCTTTGATATCGTCCCGAATTCTGAACCGTATCAAGAATGCGGCTATGTAAGCGGTGAATGCGTATCAAGCTCCAATCATCCAACCATCACATTTTCTTTTAGTAAAATCCACGAAGAAAAAATACCGGGCCTGACAATCGTTTGGTCTGAAATTTTAAATGAATGGGCAAAATCATTTAAAGTTTCCGCTTACAAAGGAACCGCTCTTCTTTTGGAAAAGCAAATTGACAACAACGATTCCACCGAAACTTCAATTGAATTTGAGATTTCCAATTATGATTCGGTTATTATTGAAATTCTTGAATGGTGTATTCCAAACCGAAGAGCTCGTATCTCGCAAGTGGAATTTGGACAACGTGTGAAATTTAGCAAAACAGACCTTCTGTCGTATTCCCATAAATCAAAGCGAGACCCAATTTCCGGCCAGCTTTCCAAGGATTCAATTTCTTTTTCCATTGATAACAGCGACCAAAAATGGAATCCCATCAACCCCGATGGTCTCTACAAGTATCTGTATGAACGCCAAGCTGTTTTTGTAAAGTATGGTATGGACTTGGACGGACAGACTGAATGGATTAACGGAGGTAAGTTTTACCTTTCTAGTTGGAGCATTCCTTCTAATGGCATTACCGCTTCCTTTGAAGCTCGAGATGCTTTGGCGTTTTTAATCGATTCACCATACACCGGAAGAAAAAGCGGAACTTTATACGAAATGTGTTATGACGCTTTGGAACTTCTTGATGTTTCCGGTATCAGCTATTACATCAATGAATCTTTGAAGGATTATACAGCTGATTTTAACAACGGAAATTCTTCGTATAAAAACGCTGATGTGCTACAGCTTTCTGCTAACGCAGCCGGTATGGCTTTGTATCAGACAAGAAACGGTGAGATTCGGATTGACCGGGTTCCGTACCTTCCTGAAAACAAGTCCGACATTTATGAAATCACTGAAATCAATGATTATCAGTATCCGGAAATCACTTTTTCTAATAAGTTAAAAAACATCTCTTACTCTCTAAATGGAACTTCGTCATTGTATCCGAATGGCGCTACTGGCGATGGAGTTACGCAAAGTGTAAATAATGCGCTTATCTCTTCTTCCGTCGTCTCCCAGCCAAAAAATGTTCTAACTGAAAGCTATAAAGTGCTTTCTAACCGTCGAAAAGCTACCCTGTCTTATCGTGCAAGCCCGCACAACGATGCTCTTGATTTTGTCAAGCTTAATCATCAGTTTGGATATTCTTCTAACTTGTTGATCACGGATGTTTCTTACACGTTTAATGGTAGCTTCAAGGGCTCCGTTACCGGGTATATGATTGAAGATGTTGATTCGTTACAAATCGATGCTTCTGAGATTTACTTACATCCTTCCGACACGATCACGCTCACTGCAACGCTTACCCCTGCATCTGCCGATTCCCCTGTTATTGTTTGGAATGCATCTCCCGCTGGTATCGTTGAGCTGAATGTCATCAAGAACGAACGCGGCGTATCTGTCTGCAAAGTCACGTATTTACACAGTGGAAAGGCAACGATCACAGCTACAGTCGCAAGCCTTTCCGCTTCTTGCAACGCTACTACGATTGCGGACGAGATTTCCAACCTCAAAGAAGGCGATACCGTTTACATCTCCGTCGCTGGTGTTTATACCGCTTTCCTTGTGTCAAAGCATAATTATGAGCCTGAATTAAACGGGACTGGAAGAACGCTTTTGGTACATAAAGATTCGATTTTTGGCAACAGTACAGAGGATTTTGCGTGGGATAACAAAAAGACAACCCCTGCAGAGTATTCGACCAGCAGTATTGATGCCTTATTAAACGGAAACGTAAAAAATTCTTTTTCTGATTTTATGCAGAAAAAAATCGGCAAAACTACTTTTTATTATACTCCCGCGTTCAAAAAAAATAATTCTAACGAGTACGTACCTTCTGCTGTGTCTACTCTATCTCGCAGTATATTTTTACCTTCCGCAAAAGAAATATACTACGGATTTCCTGATAACGATAGTTCTATTAACGACATTTGGGGTTATGGATGCAATGCAGAAGGAAGCCCGCTCCCTACAGCAAAAGAACTTTTGAGAAATCCTTTTTTTACTATCGGAGGTGATTACAGCCCGTATCAGCAGTGGACGAGAACTCCCGTTACACATCTTGAATATTTTGGCATGGGTCCTTCTGTTGGAAATATTTATTATCGTTCTATTGTTGTTTCAGGGTATTGGGACAAAGCGCATCTTGGTAATTCTAATGACGAAGAAGAATTATTTTTTTATGACTGTATCGGTTCTGGCGACGCAAACTATAAGTGTTATCATTACATGTTTACCGTTCCGAGCAATTTGCCTATTGGGTATCAAAACAGAGTTGAGGAAGAATAATTTATGGCTCGTTGGATTACAGACCGAACGCAATCAGATGTTGACCGTGTGAAAGAAATCACAGCAAAGGCGAGAACAGGCACATGGACGGAGATCGAACAATCGGAATGGCTTGCCGGAATGAAGGGCGCTTTGAGTTATACGGATTTTAACCGTATAGAATCTGGTATTCAAGAGCTTGGCTCCATTGTTGGCGCGTCTGTTTCTGTTCGGACTGATTGGACAGTCGATGGATATATGAAAGTCTCCGATGCAACACGTTGGCTTTCTAACATCAACTCCATTCGCGCTAAATGCTCTGGCCCATCTGGTATCGCAGATACGCCAGAAAGCATGAACAAACTCGATTTTTCAACGATGAATCAAATCGAGCAAATTTTGTTCGGCATTGAAACGCTTGCTAAAACATACGTTACGTTTTCCGGCGAATACATGACAGGAGATGGACAATATGGTTTTTGAAGACCGTGTGGCGAAATATCCGGGTCGATGGACAATGGTAAAGTCGAATGGAACATCCGAAATTGTCACTCTTATCCGAAATGACGAACCAACAAAAGAAGGAACGCCAATCAATGCGGCTACTCTTAATGAGCTTAGTACCGTTGCGGGAGCAATTAACGCAAAAGAAGAAGCCGTTTTAGCAGCGCAGGCTGCTGCATCCGAAAGGGCTAAAGCAGAACAAGCGGCTGCAAATGCTGCGAACGCTGTTAAGGTTGATTTGAAAGAATACTCTGACAAAGCAGTCACGAGTGCGTCAAATGCGGCGGAGAGTGAAAAAAATGCGAAAGCGTCCGAGACGGAATCCGCCAAGAACCTGCAAGGCACCAAAGAATATTTCGAGCAGGTGCGCACTATCACCATCGGTGCACAGGGCTGGTACGCCACGCCGGAAGCCCTCAAGACTGCTGTGCCGGTGGGCGAAAACGGCTGGTGGGCAGTGGTCGGCACGACCGACACCATCTGGACGTGGGACAGCGACACGGGCGCGTGGAAGGACAGCGTGCAAAAAGCTGATTTATCCGACTACTACACACGGGAACAAGTAAACAGGCTTCTTGAAGCGCAAAAGCTTGCAGACCATCCGGTGGGCAGCATCTACCAGAGCACCAGTTACACCAGTCCCGCCGCACTGTTTGGCGGTACATGGCAGGAGATTGCGTTTAACCGCGTGCTGATGGGTGCTGGCAGCGGCCACGCAGCAGGCAGCACCGTGGAGGCCGGTCTGCCAAACATTGCAGGTAGTTTAAGCGAAACCTCAAATAACGGTAAAACATCACCATTTCGCGGTAATAAAAACGCCATATCGTCAATAGGCGCTTTGGCAGTTACAGAGGTTAGCTCTCCTTTTTGTGGATTTGCTGGATATGAAGGGTCAGCATATAATATTTCTTTCAATGCTTCTCGCTCGAATCCTATCTACGGTCGCAGTAACACCGTGCAGCCCGCCGCCTACTATGTGCACATCTGGCGGCGCGTGGCCTGAGAAAGGAGGCTTTGACTTATGAAAATCATTGACGAGACCGGCGCGGTCGTGGAAAACCCGGACTTGACACTGGGCTATCTGACAGCTGACGCTGAAGAAGTCATCCACCCCGCCGTAGAGGGCGTTGAGGAGCAGTGGCACTGGGAGACCGTGACCGAGTATCCAAACGGTGGCAAGGACGTGCAGAAGATCGTTGACCGCCCCGGCGTACCGGCGCAGGAGGAATGGGTGGAACAAGTGCCCATCCAGAAGTACGTCCGCTACACCGCCGAAGAGCTGGCCGCGCAGGAAGAAGCACGCAAAAAGGCCGAAGCCCGGGAGAAGTTGCCGGAGACGGTGGAGGCACTGCAAAAAGAAAACGAGATGCTCAAGCAATGCTTGCTTGAAATGAGCGAGATTGTTTATGCATAAAATCACACAAAAATTAGAAAGGTTGGTACGTATGATGGCTAAGTTGTGGGCACAGGAAATTATGTTCGCTGAGACTATGGAGGATGCAAAGGCTCTGTATGAGCGCTGCCCCCGCCTGCTGAAGGAGAAGGTCAAGGCGATTCTTATCAAGAGCGGCTTTGAGGAAATCACGCAGTAAGGAGGACGCTATGGCTGAAATCATGGATGTGTCCCGGCATCAGGGCGCAATCAACTGGGAGAAGGTCAAGGCAAGCGGGAAGGTGGACGGCGTGATGATTCGCGCCATGGGCAACAGCGCAGCGGGCAGACCCAGTGCGCCCTACACTGACCCGCAGTTTGCTCGCAACTATGCCGAGTGCAAGCGGCTGGGCATTCCCTGCGGCGTGTATGGCTATTTCAAGGCAGTCAACCGGGAGCAGGCCGACAAGGAGCTGGCCTATTTCAAGAAGCTGCTCACCGGCCGGAGCTTTGAGCTGCCGGTGGCGGTGGACATCGAGGACGATGCGCAGCAGCCGCTGGGCAAGGCCGCGCTGACCGACCTGACGGCTCACATGCTGAGCACGGTGGAAAGCTGGGGCGTGTACGCTCTGCTCTACACCGGCTTGTGGTTCGGCAGCACCTTCCTGTACATGGGCGGCGCGGCACTGAAGCCCTACGACGTGTGGCTGGCGGCATACCGCACGAAGAAGCCTGCTCCCAGCTGGCCCTTTGGCATGTGGCAGTACACCAGCAAGGCCCGTGTGCCGGGCGTGAGCACTAATGTGGACATGAGCCACGCTTACAAGGACTATGCGGGTATCATCAGCAAGAAGGGTCTGACCCGTCTCCGGGAGGGTAAATGACCGAAAAAGAAGCTTTACTGTGGGTGCTGGGCATCTTGGGCAGCCTGTGCGCTGCAGTCATCACCATCGACAAGGTGCTGGACATCATCCACAAGTACGTCAAAAATGCACAGGCCCCCGACGATGCGCAGAACAAGCGAATGGATACGCTCGAAAAAAGACTTGGCGTGCTGGAACAGGGACAGCTTCAGCACGCACAGGCCCTTGCAAGAGACCTGCGCCGCTTTGACGTCCTCGATGAAGAGATGCGTCTCGTCCTTGTTGGCGTGCAAAATCTTTTGGATTCGCAGCTGTCCGGCAACAACCGCGAAGGTATGCAAAAAAGCAAATCCGATATCAACAACTACCTGCTGAAAGGAGTAACAAATCATGGAAGCAATGTTTAATTTTATCCCCGCACCCATCGCACTGGTACTGATGTTCATTGGCTTTGCCGCGCTGGCTGTTGGCGCTATCCGGCTGGGTTACAAGCAGTACGTCAAGGACTGGGCGCTGGAGCTCGTGACCATCGCCGAGGACAGCATCATGGGCAGCGGCCAGGGCGCAAAGAAAAAGGCGCAGGTTTTTGCCGCACTGCGCGGCGCACTGCCGGACTGGCTGAAGCCTTTCATCACCGATGAAGTGCTGGACAGTGTGATTGAAAAGGCTGTCAGCATGATGAAAAAGGCACTGGCAGACAAGAAGCCTACCATCAACAAGGAGTAATTTATGATCGAGCAAAGCGTATCTCTCGCATCCAATGGCGTCGTCAAAGTGCCGGGCTATGAGCAGCTGGTGCGCTTTGGCTACACCAAGAACCGGGGCGTGTACCGCCTTGCCGTCAGTGCCACTGGCGAGTGGGAAGGGCTGACTATTCGGGCGTTCTGGCACGTTCCGGACGGCAAAGACCCGGCATCCTCGCTGGTGGTGGACGGCTATGTGGACGTGCCCGCCAGCGTGACCGCACAGCCCGGGAGCGGGTGCGTCACCTTTGAGGGTAGCGACGGCACAAAGACTGTGACCAGCGCAGACCTGCGGTATCGTGTCAGCGCCAACAGCGGCACGGAGGACGGCACAGAGCCGGAGCCGGGCACGCCTGCATGGCAACAGCTGGTGGATGCCGTGCACACCGATGCCACCGCCGCAGAGCAGGCCAAGACCGATGCACAGACGGCAGCACAGCAGGCCGGGGCATCTGCCCAAAAGGCCGGACAGGCTCTTTCTGACACCATCACTGCCAAAGAGGACGCTCTGAAAGCCATCGGTGACAAGCAGACCGCCGCCACACAGGCTGTGGACACGGCCCGGGACAAGGCTCTACAGCAGGTGGAAGCCTCCACCAAAGCCGCCCAGACCGCCGCCAGTGAAGCCGCCACCAGTGCAGGCAGTGCCAGCCAGAGCGCTCAGGAGGCCGCTGACAGCCTGCAGGAGCTGAAGGACGGCATTGCCGCTGGTGACTTCAAAGGTGAGCAAGGCCCTCAAGGCCCCACAGGTGCGACTGGTGCCACTGGCCCACAAGGCGAGACTGGGCCGCAAGGCAAGCAGGGCCCTCAGGGCATTCAGGGCGAGCGTGGCCCGCAGGGTGCACAGGGGCCGCAAGGCCCTAAAGGCGAGACCGGCCCTGCCGTAGCACTGGACACCACCCTCACCCACGAGGGCGAAGCTGCCGATGCAAAAGCCACAGGTGACGCGATCAGCGCAGTCAAGGCCCGGCAGAACGTCCTTGTGGGCACGGAAACAGGCAACCCTATCTCCGTTGACGATGCGTTCTCTGCGCCCTTGTGCGGCCTGACCGTGTACGGTCGGAGCACGCAGGACGGCACACCCACGCCAGATGCACCTGTGCCTATTGTGAGTGCAGGTGACGGCGGGAGCGTGACGGTGACCTTGAGCGATGGGAAAGGCAAAACGCAAACTCTCGCCCTTCCCACCCCAACCGGCTTGCCCGGCATCCCTGTCACCTCTGGCGGCAACTACACCGACAGCACGGGCCAACAGTGGGTGTGCGACGAGGTGGACTTGGAGAGAGGGGTGAAGGTGCAGAGGATTTACGAGGTTGATGTTGACGGTGAAAACGTTAAGTTTGAACAAGCTAATGTCTACGCCAATCTTGCACCAAAAGGAATACCAATCGCCTTGGTGTCCGGAGGAGAAGGAGCACGCGCAATTAGTACGTTTACTAGTTTACCGTGGTTTTACAATAAGGCTAGTCAATTCCTATATCTGATAGCGGCTAATATTTCTGACCAGCTCAACGAGTCTTGCAAAAAGCAGCTGGGTAAAATCTATTACGTTCTCGCTACCCCCATCGAAACCCCACTCACCCCTGCTGAAATCGCCGCCAACAAAACCCTCACAGTCTACGGCCCTGACACTGTGGTGCAGGCTGGTGACGGTGTGGGGTTGAAACTGGACTATCAAAGGGATGTGAATATCGCAATCAAAAAACTGGAGGACGCAGTAGCGTCCATGACTACCACATAAGGAGGTACTTATGGCAATTAAATCCAAAGCCCGGCATGACCTGACCCTGCGCTCCATCAAACGGGAGATTTCCGCAAGACGCGACGTGGCATACTGGCTGGACAAGGCGTACACTCATCTGGACAGCGGCCTGCTGACGGAGGACGACATCGCAGAGGTGGAAGCCCTTGCGCAGGCGTACTACGATGCACTGGATGCTGAGGACAAGGCGAACGCTGAGGAAATCACACTGTAAGGAGGCATAACACATGAACGCAGTAAATGTCGAAGATTTGCTCGATTTGATCGAATCCATGAAACGCATATCTGCGGATGAAATTATCGCTGCATCAAAAGAGAACAACAAGCTGGAGCGCATTGCACACATCGCAACGGAAGCAACTTATACGGCTGTTATCGAAAAGTTGGAAAGCCTCCACGTGTACGCAGTAACCGTTTTGGATAGCAAGGAGTAAAGCAATGAGTAGGCTCGATTCAAGAAAAGTAACTGGCTTCCAGCAGGACAGGATGAAGTTTGTCCTTGACAGTGCAAAACAACTTGAAAAATGTATCAATGATGTTTGCCATGATGGACGTGAAAAGTCTCTTGCCATGACAAAACTAGAGGAATGCGTGATGTGGGCAAACAAATCAATTTCGTTTGAAAACGGCTAAAGGAGGATATCATGGGCACTGCATACGAGCATTTTGTTGACACCAACAAAATGTACGCCGCACAAGAGCAATTTCGTGACCTCACGAAAATGGTCTGCGCACGTCTTCGCGGCCTCACGAAAACATACCATCCCGGCAATGTCAACAAAATGGTGACGTTTTGTCACCAGTTTGCCGTGCTTGGCAATATGGTGCGCAACGCCGGACAGCTGCCGCAGCCCTTCTGGCTCGGTGCTGCCTGTGGCGGCGGCTCGCATAGTCTTTCCGCCGGCGTTGCAAGGGCTTGATGCAGAACAGATAAAAGCTGTGATAAAACGTGCGCCGCTTGGGAGGTATGACCGGAAAATCGCCCGGTTGCGGTACGTTGACCAGCTATGCCAAGTTGATATTGCAGCGCGTGTGCCGTATTGTCGGACATCCATCGGCAATAGGCTGAAAATTATTGATAAAATACTGAATGTGTGATACTATACTTTTAATTGGGTGCGTTTTCTTGTGAAATGCATTGAAGCGGCAGGCTTTCGGGTCTGCCGCTTTTCTTTTTGCACGAATTATGGTATAATTATCTTAACAAATCCACCCGGACTCTCGAAGAAGCGCATTAGGGTGGATATTTGCCAGCTAGCCCAGTGCTTTATCTGGGAATGAAAAAAGCGGTTGCCAGATAGGCGCTGACCAGTCTCCCGCACGCCTACTTATAGTGCGTACCATGCGGGAGACGATTTTATACGAATTATGGCAAATAAAATATATCACTTTTTGTCCCGTGTTTTGTTCGCTCTGATTATTTTTGGGGCGGCATCAAGCGTTCTAAAAACCGTCCTTCCGTTTTGGCATAGTGCATTTATAGGCGTGGTTTTATCAGTATATGCGTCTTTGCATTATACGCCATACGATTTATGATTTGAAAGGCTACGACCTTTGTAGAGAGCGGCATTGCCTGTGGGCAGTTCCGCTCTTGATTTTACAAAAAACTCCCCTGCTTTGTAGGCAAAGTGGGGGATTTTGTTTTATTCGCACTAGTTTTGTCGAAGCTCTTGTCTTGCAAGTCAAAACGTGATATTTTATTTTTGCTTCCAATGTGAAGCCCTTAACAGTTAAGCGCTCATGCGGATTTTTCCGTGTGGGCGCTTTTCTTTTTTGTCCTTCGTTTGACGTTCGTTGTCTTTCGGTTTTTGCCGATGCAGTACACTGGATGCACAAGGAGGGATGTATTATGAGCTATTATCCGACACCCGGAGCGCCCTACGTTCCGCAGCAGCCTGTCAATCCGTACGGTGGCATGGGCACGGTGGGGCTTACCACTCCCCTGCCCAACACGCAGATGCAACAGGCACAACCGCAGCGTCCGCAGCCGATGAATGGGCAGCAGCCTGTTCAGCAGTCGGCACAGGACGGCGGTTGGTTGCTTGGCAGACCTGTTTCCAGTAGGGAAGAATTTCTGGCGATACCGTCAGACCTGTACGGCAGACCGACTTACTGCCCGGACTTGCGCAGCGGCGTGATCTACTGCAAGCGGCTCAACCCGGACACCTGTGAATCCTATGTGCAGGAGTTCTACAGCCCGGAAGCATGGCGGCAGATGCAGGCGCAGCAGGCACAGCAGACCGCTGCACCGACACAGCAGTATGTGCCTATTGAAGAGTATAACTCCCTCGTCCACAGGCTGGATGAGCTGGAAAAGTGGCAGAAGAGCTTTTCTAAGCCAACTGCCGCAGCGAAGAAAGGAGAATAAGCGATGCCCTCTCCGTTTGACATGATTACGCACAGCCCCATTATGCAACTGGCAAATCTGGCTCGTGCCGGGCAGAACCCGATGGGGCTTATCCAGCAGTTGGGTGGGCAGAGCGCTCCTATCATGCAGGGCTTGAACCTGATTCAGGGCAAAAACGAAACACAGCTCAGGACAATGGCGCAGAACCTCGCCAAAGAGCGCGGCATCGACCTGAACCAGCTGGCAAGCGTCCTAAATTTGACGCTTCCGAGGTGAGGAGGTTTTACAATGAACGATTTTGAAAACAGCCATCCCGAAAAAGATTTTGACATCAACAGTCTGTGTGGCAATGACAAACTATGGGTTCCTTTGATGCTTGGCCTGATTTTCGGTGCTGCCAGCAAAAAGTGGGATGACCCGGAAGACGAAAAAAACAATCCTCCAAGCTGATTTGATAATCCCAAAATAAGCATCCCTCTAAGCGAAACGCTTCTCAGTTTTGCGGACTTGATAAAAACCGCTTTTATCTGGCTTCGCCCATCGCACACGGCGGTGGGATAGCATAACGCAAAACTGAAAGGAGTTTTGTTATGGACGATTTTGCAACTGGCTATCTGGCTGGGCAGGACGGCGGCAATAACAACGGCGGCTTCTTCGGCAACGAAGGGCTGTGGGCGGTTATTATCCTCGCTATCATCTTCGGCTGGGGTACGAACGGCTATGGCCGGAATGGCGGCGACAACGGCATGAACAGTTACATCCCCTATCTGGTCGGCACTGGCGCAACCGGGCAGGGCGGTAACGACACTCGCGCGGCTCTGTCTGAGGGCTTCTACCAGCAGGATACCTCCCGTTCTTTGGCGGGCATCCAAAGCGGCATCTGCTCTCTGGGCTATGACCAACTGGCGCAGATCAACGGCATCAACACCAACATCGCAAGTGGCTTTGCGGGTGTGAACAGTGCTATTTGTCAGCTTGGCTACCAGAACGCACAGCTCGTGAACGGTCTGGAGCGCAGCGTGTCCAATGGCGACAACGCTATCAGCCTTGCCATCATGCAGGAGGGCAACGCACGGCAGGCGGGTCAGACCGCTCTTGCCACGCAGCTTGCATCTTGCTGCTGCGAGAACAAACAGCTGATCGGCGACCTGAAGTACACCATTGCACAGCAGGACTGCGCTACCCGTCAGGCTATCGCAGACAACGCCCGTGCCATCGTGGACAACTGCAACGCCAACTTCCGCAGCATGATGGACTACTTCACGCAGGATAAGATTGCCACTCTGACCGCCGAGAACCAGAGCCTGAAGTTCGCCGCTTCTCAGGATCGTCAGAATGCGCTTCTGACCACCGTGATGTCCCAGCAGACCGATACCATCCTGAACCGGGTCAATCCTCGTCCGATTCCCGCTTATCAGGTGGCTAACCCCAATGTGGGCGTGAACTGCTGCGGCTGCTGCTAACCAACACACTCCCCGATAACACCGGGTGAACCATCGGGGCAGGGGTAAGACACCTCTGCCCCTGATTTTTTAGGAGGAAAACATTATGGCTTGCAAAACAAGCTGCAAACTCTGCCCCCACTTGGTCATCAGTCAGGCGGTCACGTTCGCCAACGATACGCTGACCATCAACATCCCTGCTGGCTCTTACCAGAACGGAGAGAAGTATTGCATCGTGGTTGCCCAGAGCATCCCGGACACGACCACCATCAACGCCCCTGTTGTCATCACCATTGGCGCAGGCGCGACCGCATACCCTCTGACCGACTGCAACTGCGCTCAGGCAACCGCTGAGAGCATCCACACTCGCACCCGCTATGCTACTCGTGTGGCAACGTCTGCCACCGGCACAGCCACGTTCAAGTATCTTGGCTGCTTCTGTCGTTCCCACGCTGGTGCGCCCGCGTCCATTTCTTAAGGAGGTATAGATTATGGGCAAGACTAATTTTCGCCGCATGATGATGCTCCGTGACCACGACAAAAACCGTGAGCCGGAACGTGACCGCCTTGAGGAAGAGCGTGACCGCAGGGAGCGTGAGATGGAACGCCGTCTGCGTAAGCTGGAAGGCGGCAACGACCGCTATCCCTACTATCCGCAAGAGGAGAACCGCTACATCGACCCATACCCAATTCCCCGCTACCCTGACGTAGAGAATGGGCGCAGAATGCCGCAAATCGGCTTCTCGCAGAACGGCGACTGGGATAAACGGTCTGGGCAGTATGAACGTGGCGGTGCAGATAGCCGCTCCATCAAGATGCCACGCCAGCACCTCACCCACGATGAAGCTGAGGAATGGTGCGACAACATGGTGAACGCTGATGGCACGAAAGGCTGTCACTGGACGTTGGAGCAGACGCAGGACGTTGCGAAACAGCGCAATATCACCTGTGACCCGAACGATTTCTGGGCGGTCATGAACATGATGTACTCAGATTATTGTCAGGTCGCAAAGCGTCAGTCCGTTGACACTCCGGGCTTCTACGCTGACATGGCAAAGGCGTTCCTTGAGGACGCAGATGCCGCAGATGGCAAGGCATATCTCTACTGGGATTGCATTGCTGATAAGTAAAACAGAAGAGGGGATTTGTCCAAAATTGGACAGACCCCCTCTTTATTTACTATCAGCGCTGAAAATTCAGTTATGAACAGAGCCAATCAACCTAAGTCAATCTGGCCTTTCGATGCTGCAACGGACAGATTGTAGATGTACTCCCCTGCCGTAAATCCGTGCTTGCGTGCTTCTCTCGTAACAAACGTCCGCTCACTGTCACTCATAAGGATTGTGATTCGCTTGCTACGCTTGCCGTCACCCTTCTGCCCCTGATGGGAAGTGTAAGGCTGAATCTCCATCGTGCGCTTTGCATCGTTGACAGACAGGTTGGTAAGCGCAATCATAATCTGCTGGTTCTGCTGAACGATTGCTTGCAGAACTTCCGTGTTCTTCATCAGCACTTGCAAGATTGCATCGTCCTGCGTGTCGGGCTTGTTCTCCTGCGGGTTCATACTGTAAGAACCAGTCTTGCGAAGCGTAGGAAGAACATCGTGCGTTACCCATCTCTTAAAACGGCGAAGCTTCTCAATTCTTTCTTGAACCTCGATGGGGTACGCATTTGACACCCCATCTTTGTTTGCTCGTTGCGGTTGCATTGCAAAGAGAAGAGCGTATAGCCCGGATTCGTTTATAACGGTTACAGTTTGCTCACGTCCAAGAGAATCTTTTATTTTCAAGGAACGCTTATCACAATCATCAATCCGTCCAATGCTTCTATTGGGGTTCTTGTCCTGAAACGCATTACATACATCCCTGCCGACAAACCAGTACTCTCCGTTTTTCACAAACGTTCTGATTGAGCCAAACTCTTCGTTCTTAAAGATTTGAAGCGCGTTTCTGTTATCCATCATATCCTCCATATTCAACTGTTTAGCATCTTCCATTCCGGCTTCATACGCCTTGTAAGTGATTCGAGATAACGCTTCCGCAATCTCGTAATCATCCTTATTTAGCGGACGGCCATTGCTGTTTTTCTTGAAGTTTTCAAGAATTTCTTCTTTCGTTGCTGGAATGTTCATGGTTTTACCCGAAAACGGCTTGTAAGAGGTCGCTTCGGATGATATAATGGATTTATCCGAGAGCAATCTCTGGTGTTGAATAAGGCGTTGACTATTCTTTTGCAGGGAGCGGTCAATGCCTTATTTTTTTATTCTTCACTCGCCTTTTCAGCAACAAGCTGAATCCCACGTTTAACAACTTCCGTTTTCGTTATCCCCATTTTTTCAGCGCATTCCTGCACTTCTTTCATTTCCTCTGGGGTCAATCGAACTTCAAACCGTTCAGTCTTTTTGCTATCAGTAGGGCGACCCAAACGCGGACACATACCAACACCTCACTTTTTGTCCGTACAAACATTGTACTATATGTCCGTACAAAAGTCAATACCTAATGCCGGAAGATGCAGTTTGCAGGTATATCGTGTTTCACGACCTACCTCAATCCTCCAAGAAATCCTCCAACTCAATCTTCCCGTCTGCTGCTGCAACGGCTAGGGCGTAAACGAACTGTCCAATCGTCATTCCGTGCCGCCTTGCTTCACGGTTGATATACTTGCGCTCTTCTTCGCTCATAAGGATGGTAATGCGCTTTGAACGCTTGCCATCACCACTTGCAACGCCCTGATGCGATTCCGGCATCGGGATTTTTTTCTTTGTCAAACCAGCTTCGGCTAGTGCGCCTGGAACATCACCTTGTTCGATAAGACGTTGAATTTCTTTCGCCTGCTTCAGCTTCTTTGGCTTGCTTTCGCTTATTACGGTATTGTTCGGCTGTGTTTTGCTGTCTTTGGCTTGCTTCGGCTTAATACTGCTTAACTGTGCTTTATTAGGCTGTGTAAGGCTGTCTGCGGCTTCACTGGGCTTAATCTCTGCTTGTTCGGCTTCGTTCGGCTTTGCTTGGCTTACTTCTTCTTCCTTTGGCTCACTTCGGCTTAATGGCTGTTCCGAAAAAATAGGCTGAAAATCAAAGCCGCCAAGCAAGCCTGTTGATTTTTTGCTGGTTGACTTCATCAACCTTCACCTCCAACAATATGCTGCGCTAACGCCTTGAAGTCCTCTGCGCTGGTACTCTTTGCCGTGTCGCCACTAAACAGACTGTGACGTTCTGCCTGCGCCTTGCGGACGCCCATAGACGGTCTAATCTTCACGTCCAGCAATGTTGTACCCATGCTCTGTGCAATCACAGGAAGCTGCTCCACAACCTCTTTGGACAGGTTCTCACGGCTCTTGTACTGGTTCAGGAGCAGACCTTCAATCTTCAAAGTCGGATTGAAGTATCTGCGAACATCGCCGATGGTCTGCGAAAGCTGACTCAAACCAGCTAGTGCGTATCGGTCTGCCGTGATGGGCACGATGATGCTGTTGGCGGCGATCAGTGCGTTCACAAGCGCAAGACCAAGCTGCGGGGGAGTGTCCAGTACAATGTAATCGTACCGCCCGGACACGCTTTCAAGGGCTTCTCGTAGCCGGAAGTTCTTGCCCATGTCCCGGACAAGCTGCTCATCAATGTCCTTCAACGCGCTGTCGGACGGCAGAATGTCACCAGCTTCACAGTGCTGGATTCCTTCTTCGACCGTGCCTTGCCGTGTCATCACGTCAAACAAAGTGCATACGTCCTCTGTCTGTGCGCCGTAGGTGTCCGTTGCGTTGCACTGGGCATCGCAGTCCACCAGCAGGACTTTCTTGCCAAGTAACTGCAATGCACCAGCCAGACAGGTGCTTGTGGTGGTCTTTCCTGTGCCGCCCTTCTGGTTGGCGACAGCTATGATTTTTGCCATTTTTATTCTCCCCAGTCTATAAAATATCCGTTGTAAACGAACTCTTTCGCTGCTTTACCAGCTTCAATCAAAGACTTCCCGACTTCAATCGCTTCGTCAGGCGTTAGTTCGCTATAACTTCTCTGTGGCAAAACCCTTACAGAAGCCTGATTTCCATGATGATTGAACCGAAACTGATAATCAAACTTCTTTTCAAGGTCAAGTTCTGCTTTATTCAAAACAGAGTAGGGAACTTTTGCCATTTTATCACTCTTTCTTAATACGGATATTTTAATTTTCCGCTTACTATTCTTTTGCAAATGCACTTCCTTTCACATTCGCATCTTTCACACCACCCGATGTTAAAAGCATCGTCCTTGCTATATGCTTCATCGAACACACAGGTTTCAGCAAGTTCTTTGTATTCGTCTTTCAAATTTTGCTCCTTTCTGATTTATTTTTTTGCTCAATACATTCATTTTGCCGTATATGCTACATCTGACTACTCTTGCAAGGCTTCAATGGAATAGAACGCTGGCATATATCTGTCTACGATACCTGCCTTGTCCACGCTTCTAATTAGATAGCCAACAGGCCTGTCAGGGAACGGAGACCTGTCCAAAGACAAAATATCCTTATACGCAGCCTTTACCGTGTCGTAAACCGCTTCTCTGCGTGTTGGCAGCTTGATTTCAGGATGCTCTTTCTTCATCCACTTCTCAACTACCTTTGCCACGTCAATGCAGTCCTGCTTTTCTAGTTCGTCGCACATAGACCAGTCGAAATCCTCATATCCGCTTCTGCGGGGCTTTCTCACGGCTTTTCGAGGTTCGACCGGTACTTCGCTTGCCTGTGCTTCAATCAACGTCTCAGACGCTTTAATTTTGGGCTTAAACTTGACTGCCACAGCCTTTCGTGCCACAAGGACTGGTTCGTAGGTCACAACAATGTCAGACACGGCATTGATTTCGTCCACCGCAACGTCAAGCACTCGCTTGCGAAGGTTCTTATAAACGTCATAGCTGGCTTCCATTGCTCCGAGCTGCTCTCTCAACTTCTTCAGACTGATTTCATGCGGTTTGCTGTCCATATTTAACCAATCCCGAAGAATCGAGTAAAGCAAGATGCTGTACTGTGACTTCATTCGTGATGTGTAACGCAGCCGATACCGAACATATCCGCTTTCGGCAATGTCAAAGAAAATAGAGCGCAGGTCAGGGTTGCAGGTGATTGCTACAACATAAGACCTTGTTTCGGGCACATAGTCCAATTTTGCCCTTGTAAACAAGACAAAGCTTTCAAACGTGCCTTTCTCCTTATCAATCGGAATCGACACCGTGTTGCCAAGAAAGTGTTTGATCTGCGGCTCAATCCTTCGTGCGTCAAGGCTTTTCAGCCCAAGCAGTTCTCTATATTCAGCAAGCGTAAACTCTACACGACTACTACTTGGGTCTCTTGGGTTTATTCTTGATAGGTAAACCTCTAACAACCGAAGTTCTCCTGCTGTGTAGTCCCTGAACTTTGCCCACACAAGGGACTTGCTCTTTTCGACAAGGTTGTTGTCTGATATTTTCGGCATCTGCTCACTTCCTTTATTGGTCTGAAAACAGTATACCACAAGTAGGGGGACGTGTCAACTCTTTTCGTCCCCCATGACTTGTCTTTTTGTCCCCCATATCCTCGTCATTTCGTCCCCCATGACTTGTCTTTTTGTCCCCCATATCCTCGTCATTTCGTCCCCCGTGACTTGTCAAAATGTCCCCCATGCTTTGTCATTTCGTCCCCCGTCTACCTATTATATATTAAACAAGAAATAAACAAGAGGTTAAATATCATCGTTAAATAGTCGATGACGATAATTTTCAACAAATTCTTTATTTTTCCATTCCAGTTTGTGGATAACTCAAGCCGTCACTTGCTGAATAAGACTGTACCGGTGGTGAAGCGGCCTTCCATTAGCCATGTCAAACGTGGACGGATTGTGGATAGGTGTACAAAAAGTGGATGGAAAGGTATACCTAATCTGCACGATGGGGGACAGATTGACAAGCCGACCAATCACAGACAATAGATTTACGATAATTCGTCATTTATTCCGAGTGAATGTTGTCGATTTACAGCCTATGGGGGACGGATTGACAAGGCGAATTTGCCCGATAGGTGTACAAAAAGTGGATGGACGTGTACAAAATGTTCTGCAAAAACTGCGATAATTCGACAATCAGCGCAAAATGTTTTCCTCGTTGATGGTATAAGAATCGTTTCGTTTCATGGCCGCAGCTTCCCCACAATCCTGTGCCTGATATAAAATCTGCATATTGGGTTGTGTTCCATCTGGGTCTGGGTCAGTTTTGGTAGCCTGTGCCATCTCATAATGACCTGTGATGGTGCGGCAGACGGACACACGATCACGCAAAGTCGTGTGAAGGTTGGCTACCATTTCGCACAAAACAGCAAGGTAATCTGAGCCGTGATTGCCATAGATCAGATAGCACAGCAGGTCAATTTCTTGCGGATGGGCTTCTTTGATATGCTCTATCAGCGTATCTCTCTTTCTCTCGGTGCTGACATCGCTAGCCAGACTTTCCAATAAGCCAGGATGCAAACAGGCGTCTATGTACGGCTTGGCCGCAACACCGCAGCAAACGAACCACTTTATGATAGTAGAAGCATCTGGGGTCATTGTCCCTTGCTCATAACGAAAAATGGATGTCCGGCCTACACCCATTTTGTCCGCAAGCTTCTGTTGGCTAAGCCCGGATTCCGCTCTTGCCATCTCTAACACTTTTGCCACTCGTATCCTATAATCATCCATAAATACCCCTCTTTCGACAAAATGATACAAAAGTAAAAGAATTTAACTGATATATTGTTCAAAATGTGAAACAATAATTGAAAAAAGTCGCTATTTCATTGAAACAGCGAGATGTGATATAACTGTATTGTCAAAAAATTCCAAAGAGGAGTGGAACAAAAATGAAAGAAACTGTAATCTGGAACCATGAACGTATGCCGATCATCGACGGAATGCCTGCCAGCGTTCCCGATGGGCAACCACACACACCTGAACCATGGGAGGAAAGCTAATGAACCGAACCGTAGATGATTTGATTGTCCCATACGCTCGCAGACGTACGCTGGAGCTTGTCCTGAGCCTTTCTGGGTACGAAGCTGATAAAGATGCTTACATCGAAGCAAAAGGCATCCTGGAACGCGCCGTAGCCGCTTTAGACGACGGACGAGACCCGGCAGACAGCATCGAACGCATTGACGGACAGCTCATAGAGCTGTGATTGGAGGAAAGATGGATAGGCGTTGTCCCTTTTGACTTGAACACTCGTGGCTTCCCCGAAAAAGCTAAAAAGCGCAAAAGTTGTTAAAATGGTATTGACTACACAACTGAAAGATGTATTTTTGTATCAAATGAACATCTGCACTTACCGATCGGGAGGATATGCCACAATGAGTGAACAGGAAAGAGCCAAGATTGACCGATTTATTGCATGGCTGCTGGAACATCCTGAGAAGATTCCGGCAGCGGAACAAGCACTAGACCTAGAGTAACAGAAAATCCCTTGCGCAGAGCTATACCAGCCCGGCACAAGGGATTCTTTTATTTTACCGGGTCAGAACCACTTCTTTTTTCGGTTTCTACGGTAACGATATTTTCTGCTGTTGCTATATAGCACAAGGTCGTTGCCTTTTAGCAAGGCCTGCATGAACCAGAAACAAAAGGCACAGCCACACAACAGGTAATACACAGACTTACCTCACATCTTCTCGATCAGGTTCATCAGAGCTTCACGCTGCTCCTTTGGCATAGATTCAAGTTTTCTTCTAATCCGTTCCACTGCTACATCGACTTCGCTTTTCGGCTGCTGGGGCGGGTTTTCTTTTTGATTACCAGAAACCAAAGCATCCACGCTTATTTCAAAATAAGAAGCTATCTTGTCAAGCGTTTCATATTTCAATGTTTGCTTTCTTCCGTTCTTCAAATCGGTCAAAGACCCACGGCTTGCGCCCGATTCCTTGCACATAGTGGTCACGTTTACTCCACGCTGCTTGCAGAGATTTTCAATATTTTCGTACAAGTTTGCCATAATTCCAGTCCTCGCATTGTAAGGTTTGCTGAAATTACGCGAACGCTTAAAAAAGGCCTTGCATTTTACGCGAAAGCGTATTATACTAAGACCGTACCGCGAAGGCGTAATGAATGATTTCTAGCAGCTTCATTATATTACACTTATGCGTAAAAATCAATAGCCGGAGGTGAAATAATGGCTGAAAAAAAACCTCTGTGTGACTTTGGCAAACAAATCGAGATTGCTCTTATCCAAAAAGACAAGACCAATGACTGGTTGATTGAAAAAGTCAAAGAGGATACCGGACGATATTTTGACCGTTCTTACCTTTTTAAGGTTAAGACTGGAAAGCTGGAAACGCCCGGAATCAAGAAAAGCATCTGCCGGATTTTGAATATTCAGGATTCGGCAGATTGAGAAAGGAGAAAAATGGAGCAGATCATCACCTTGAAAGTAGACCTTGAATACCCGGAAGAAGCGCACCACGCGATTGACGAAGCGGCAAAGGCCTACGAAGCGAACAAGTTGAAGTGGAAAGCAGAGGAACTCGCCGAAGCAAAGTGTCTGGCGATGAGAATTATGGAGCAGTTGTGCTTGGACGGGTACAGCATGATCTGGACGATCACGGATGGCGCTGTCGGGCTGACGAATTGGACAAATTTTAAAGAGCCTTGTGTTGGCCAGTGCTATATGCCAAAAGAAAGCCTGTTTGACATCTGGGTCGAAAAGCTAGTCGCACTGTGCATTGCTACAGGCAAGGAAGTCCCGAAGTTCATCACAGATAAGGCTGGTGAGTGCTGGTGATGAAATTTCGTAAAGCGCAAAGCCACAAGCGCAGACTAAAGCTTGCAATGGCTGCTGGCGTGTCAAGAAACGATGCCAACAAGGTGCTGTGGATGGAGAAATCCATCAACCAGTGCTTTGAACGGCACGACCGGGAAGCAAGGCTGAAAGAGGAGAAAAATCGTGGAGATTAAATATTGCGAACATTGCGGTGTCTTGCTTGGCTTGGTTAATCCCACGAAGAAATATTGCTCAGATTGCAAAAGGGAAGTTTCGCTGGAGCGAAATAGGGCAAGACGAAAAACATTGAAAAGTGGACACGGCTTTACGCCAGTAAGGTCAATTTGCCAATGGTGTGGGGAGCCGATGATTAAAACATCGGCAGCGCAAAAGTACCACAAAGAATGCGCTAAAGATGCCACTTTTACAAGCATTGCAGAGCATCAGCGTTTGCGGAAAGAGAGAGATCGCAACAAGAAGGCACTCGAAGAAAAGAAAATTCCATCTGTAGGTCAGGTTCAGGCATTGGCCGACAAGTTGGGCAAGCATTATGGCGAAGTATCGCAAATGCTTGCAACAGGAGAGCTTGTCTATGAATGGTAAGTATTATGGCCAGCGGGAAATCCGCTGGCACAGCCGTGAGAAGGAGCGGCTGAAAAACATTCAAAAACGAAAGGAGAAAAATGAAAGCACTTGTAGAAATCGCCCTGATCTGGGGCATTGTCTTAGCGTTTATTCTCGCAGTGTTTCTGCTGAACTTCTGGCTGGTGCATCACATCGAGCTTTTGGTCGGAGCTAAGGCGACATGGTACATCATAGGTGTTGGCGCTTTGATGACAACCGGTTGGATTTTTAGATGCAAATAACCAAAGAACGCAGAGGAAAAGGCATGACACTGGAAGCCGCTCTTGAAGAACGCGATATGAAGGCGTCGGAACTTATCCGCAGAAGCGGAGTGTCAGCCCCAACGATATACAACATAACAAGTCCGAATAAAGCGCCGTACAAGACGGGCGTTAAGGCTGATACGCTTGCAAAAATAGCTCAAGTGCTAAACGCAATAGTTATAATCGATGCAAGCAAACCATTTTTATTCGATATCATTCTGAAAGAAGGGACAAAATGAAAACCGTAAAAGGAAACGTGCTTACCATACTTGGTATCGTCGCTGCAATCGTAGCCGTTAGCTGTGGCGATACAATAAATGGATGCGAGACTACAGTACAGATGCTTGTATGGGCATTTGTTTCACTGATGTTACTAGCCACCGCTCTGGTTTTGTGCGCGCTTGGAGTGAGCGCGGAAAAAGAGCATGAAGATAACGAAAGGATGGGGAAGTTAAACCGCATTCCCGCTCATACCAACAAGTGGAGGGACGCACAATGAAATGCCCAGTGTGCGGCAGCGACAACATCACAACGGTTGACAGCCGGTCTGACCACGATAGCATCGTTCGCCGTAAGAAGTGTATTTCCTGTAGCCATCGGTGGTCTACCATCGAAATTGACAAAGACCAGTGGTACAGTGCACTGCAAATCAAAGAGGAGCGCAAGAGAGGGAGACCCAAAGATGATTAACCTTGACAGATTCGGTGGCGTGACAGAGCCGGAGGACGGCGTGTATTTTATGACCAACGAGCAGATGGCAGAAGCGAAAGAAGCTGACCGGCTGGCAGCGATTGAGGACTTGCAGTCCGAGATTGATGACAGGGAAGCAGAGCTGAAAGACCTCCGTGCACAGTTGGCAGAACTGATGGCTGGTTGATTTTATACAGCCAAGTTAAGCCGAAGTGAGAACAATGAAGCCTAATGAAGCCAAAGAAAGGAAAGAAAAATGGCAGTATTAGTAATGGTTTATGGCCATTCCGGCAGCGGAAAATCCGCTTCGCTTCGGAACTTTGACCCGGAACAGGTTGCGGTTATCAACGTGCTTGGCAAACCGCTGCCGTTCCGCAGCAACATGAAAACCTATATCACCAACAACTACGACAAGATTGATGCCGCAATCCACAGCACCAAGCGCAAGTCCATCGTCATTGACGATGCCACCTATCTTATGACCGGCGAGTTCATGCGGAACGCAAAAGTCGCTGGATACCAGAAGTTTACCGACATGGCAGCTAACTTCAATGCCTTGCTGATGCGGGCGAAGGAGCTGCCGGACGATGTGGTGGTCTATTTCTTCGGACACAGCGAGCGTGACGGCGATGGCGGCGAGAAATTCAAGACCATTGGCAAGCTGTTGGACGAGAAGGTCTGCGTGGAAGGGTACTTTACCATCGTTCTGAAAACCGTTGTGCAGGATGGGCGATACCTGTTCAGCACTCGCAACGATGGGATGGACACCGTGAAAACCCCTCTGGGAATGTTCAACGATGCGCTGATCGAGAACGACCTCGCCGCCGTAGACAAGACCATCCGTGAGTATTACAACATCCCGGTTCAGCCGGATAACAAAGGAGAGTAACAGATGAAGAACATTAACTGGAATGACGTACAGGAAGCAACCGAGCGCCGCGACCTGCCTGTTGGCGGCTATGTTGCCGGTATCTGCAAGGCAACGGACGAGCCTGAAAAGGAGCGCCTGAACATCGAGTGGGAAGTCGCAGAGGGTGAGTTCAAGGGATACTGGCGCGAGCAGACCGCTTCCCTTATCGAGCGTGGCAAGCTGAATCCGGGCGAGTGGGCATGGGGTGGAAAGACCATCAAGAGCTACAAAGAAAAGGCGCTGCCCTTCTTCAAGGGCTTTATCACCGCTGTGGAGCAGTCCAATCCCGGCTATAAGTTCAACAACGATGAAAAGACCCTGCGTGGCAAGCTGGTCGGCGTGGTTCTTCGTGAGGAAGAGTACATGGGCAACGATGGCAACATCAAAACAAAGCTGGTCGTTGACCGCTTTACCAGCGTGGACAAGATTCGTTCCGGCGATTATGAAGTCAGGCCGAAGAAAACGCTGTCTGGTGGGTCTGGCTCTGCGCCTGACACTGGCGACTTTGCCGTGATTGAGGACAACGTGGATGACCTTCCATTTTGACCTGTAAGGCATCGACCGCCTACCTTATGCCGATTCCTGAAATTCCGGGAGACAACGCATGAACACTGGCAAGCAGTTTGAAGCAGACTTCAAAGCATCCGTTCCATCCGATGCGTGGTGCTACCGGCTAAAGGACAGCGCTGCTACCTACTACGGCGGCAACGAGAACCTGTCCTTTTCCATCGACAACATCTGCGACTTCCTTGTGTACCGATACCCGATGAACCATCTGTTTGAACTGAAAACCATCGAAACGCCCTCTATCCCTCTGGAAAAGGTGTTCGGCAAGTACGACAAGGCAAAGTGCAAATACCGCAAGGAAAAGCACATCACTGACATGGTGGATGCGATTAGGTACAGCGGTCAGACCGCTCATGTGATAGTCAATTACAGGGCGGTCAACCGCACTTTTGCAATCCCTGCCAGCAAGGTTCTGGCGTTTCGTTACAACGAGAGCCGGAAGAGCATCCCTTGGCAGTGGGCAGAGCAAGAGGGGATAGAGGTAAAAGCAAAAAGGCTGCGTGTCCATTGGCGGTATGACGTGGACGGGTTGCTAAAGAGATTGGAGGAAAAGAATGCCAAATTGGTGTGAAGGAAAACTCAAAGTCCGTGGGAATCCAGAAAACATCGTGCGCTGGTTTACGGATTGCGTGACTGTTTATGACCGCCCCTATTTCAACAAAAACAAGTTTCCGAATGGAGAGTGGGTCTACAACAAAATCCATGATGGAGCATTGCTCTCTTACGATGATGAGACATTCTACATCAACGTGAAAGACACCGCTTACATCGAGGGTACTATGAAGAACTTCGTCGAAAAGTTCTACACTGAACAGATTTCTGATGGCGACAACACAATTCTTGTTCTTCCTGTCATGGCCGCATGGTCGATGCAACCTGAGCCATACGAAGAAATGTCTAAAAAGTATCGGTTGGATTTCAGATTCTATGGATTTGAAAGTAGTGGATGCGTAAATCAAGAGATGGAAGTCATTAAAGGCGAAACAACCATCAATCGTGAAATCCGATTTGACGATTACCGTTGGGAGTGCGTAGACCCGCTAATGGGAGGCTGAAAACATGGAAATTGAGTTTGAGATTTGCGACCGATGCGGAGAGTGTTTTTCGTGGCACGACGAAGTGAACGGAATCCGAAAAGTGAAAATCAAAGAACGCGGCTATGAATGTTCGCCAGATAGGTCGTTCGTTCTTTGCCCCTCTTGCATGGCAAAGCTGAACGACTGGCTGAAAGGAGAACAAAAATGAGCAATTATCGTTTTATCTGTCTTGTGATTACAATTTTGGCACTGTCACTTACACTGCTATTTACATCCTGTAGTTCAACATCTGCTGATGCTGAAACTAAAACTGAAACTGCTGACAACCCTTGCTATCATGTTACAGTCTATTCCCCGGAGATCGACCATGCGGGAAACGGCAGCGAACGGCATCCGAAGTATACCATCACCGTGGAGGAATTCGGTGAGCTGCTGCCTGACCCGAAGCTATCTGCTGAGCGTGAGTATCAGCTACTCCGCATCCCTCTGGAAGATGGACGCTTTGAGTTGGTGTCCACATCGTTAGTTGAAATTGAATATTACTAAGAGAGGTAAAATTGTGCAAAAGAAAGTTTCAGACATTCTGCCCAAGACGGAAATCTTGGCACAGCTGGCAGAAGAAGCATCCGAGTTGGCACAGGCTGCGTTGAAGCTACGCCGTGCGCTGGATGGAACGAACCCGACACCGAAGAGCGTTGCGGAGTGTGAAGCAAATTTGATGGAAGAATTTGCGGACATAAGTAACGCAGTCGATGCTTTATGCGATGCTTGGTTTGGAGATGACCTCGATTCCGAATGCGAATTTTGGAACGCAAAGTATGAAATTGAAGCCGCTAAATACAAGCGTTGGCTATCTCGCCTTGAAGCAAAGGAGCAGTTGGATGAATAAGTACGGAGACTGCCCTCTGTGCGGCAAACAGGTCAAGCCGACCAACCTCCGCAAAATCGCACGACAAAACCAGTTGTACGGCTTTCGCATGGCTCTGGACGGCATTGCAACCACATGGGGCGCACTGATTCAGAACCTTCGGTGCGATGCAGACCTGACCGATGAACAGGTGCAGAAAATTATCCGCATTGGCGACAGGTACTGGGAGATGGTCGGGCAGTTCAAAGAAGAGGACATGACCCCTGACGAGTTTGCGGATTACATCACCGCAAAGTCAGAACAGGTCGAAAAAGAGCTGAGGGAAAGGTGGAGCTAACAATGTTTGAATTTGTAACTCGCTGGCTGGTCTGCTTAGTCCTACTAGCAGTAGTGGTTCAGTCCGAACGGACAATCAAGAACATGGCGAACAGCCTGTTTGAGGAACGGCAGGCAATGCTTGTCTGGTTGTTCATCAACGTGTGTCTGGCCGTTTGTACGGCTGTTATGATGGGGTGGAGGTAAGTATGGAAATTCGTGGAGAGCATAGCAAGAAGAGAGTTCGTTTTGATTCGCTAAAAGAAGGAGAGCCGTTTTACTACAACGGCGAACTTCTTATGAAGACAAGCGAGGTTACTGACAATTCCGGCTTTTACGGTGGCACTACATATAACTGTGTGTCGCTCCGTCACGGTAGGATTATGGAATGCCATGATGATACAATGGTCGGCATTGCAAGGGTTCATATCGAAAAGGAGTACTAATGGACAACGAACTTTACTGCCCGATGAAGATGACCAGCAATCCGCTTGGTCGGTGCGTATGCGAAAAAGAGAAGTGCGCTTGGTGGCGACAGTTAGACAACTGCTGCTCCGTCTGGTGGATTGCAACAAAACTGGATAAAATCGAAACGAAAATGAAGAGGTGAGAGTGTGAAAAAGCGGATTTACCTTGTTCTTGAAACCGAAACGGACGAGGATGACAACAGCATTCTCAGCGATATTGAGCAAGAACTTGGAATGGCTACGCACTATTTTGAAACGGTTTCTTATAGCGAGAACGGTTTTCCTGACAAATGGATTAGCGTCAAGGATAGGCAACCAAAACACCATACTCCAGTTCTTGCATTTTGCGATAACGGCGATACGATTTTTGGCTTTATGGACTTTTACAAAAATTGGGCAGAAGTCGGGAGTGAAATTCCATACGCCGTCACCCATTGGATGCCACTTCCTGAACCACCAAAGGAGGTCTGACACATGGCAACACCCCCGAAGCGTGGTCGTGGCAGGCCGCCGCTGACCGAAGCTGAAAAGAAAAAGCGTGAGAAGCGGGCGCAAAAGGCGAAAGAAGAAGCCGCTGCGAAGCGTGAGAAAGAGCGAGAGAAGAAGAAACAGCAGATGCTTAACAAGCGGAAATCCATCCGCTCACAGGTGAGTAAAAAGGTGAAAGAACAGCAGGAGTTAGCTATCGAGAAATCGAAGATGATGAACACAGGCGATTTGCAGTCAAGAATCGGCGATGAAGAGGACAAGAAAGTTGTCGGCATGATTGCGGCAAAGTATTTTGGCGATCTTCCGAGCGTTGACATGAACAACCCCATTGAAGTGCAGCAGCGCCTTGACTTCTTCTTTGACGCTTGCATCGAAGCTAGAATCTCCCCTGTGGTGGAATGGATTGCACTGGTGCTTGGCATTGAATGGCCTAGCCTGAGACAGATTATGACAGGCAAGCGCCGTGACGACAGTTTACAGCAGAAGTACATCCTGAAGCTGATTCTGCAAATGCAGTCCATGTGGGCATACAACGGTATGTACGGTCAGGAGAATCCGGCAGAGTGGATTTTCCGAGCCAAGAACTACTTTGGTATGCGCGACAACGTGGAAGTCACCGTTGCACCGCCTGAACAACCGTTGGGCGATGCCCAGAGCGCAGAGCAGCTCGCCCAGAAGTATCAGACGGCTTTGCCGAAGGGGATTGATGTAGAGTACAGAGAGGTAGCAGAAAATGAAACAACGGTTGGTTGATTTCTCCGACCCGATTCTGTCAGCGGCGCTGTTTATCTTGCTGAAAGACCGTACGACCGGCAAAAACATTATCTGGGCGACAGAGCCACCGCCTGAACTGGGTGCGGGCTTTGCGGATGAAATCACGTTAGAACAAATCAAGAAATGCCCGCCAGTGCCACGAATTCTCAAGCGTCTGGATGAGCAGAAGCAAAGAACCAAAGCAAAAGCAGAGGTTTTCACTCCTTCTTGGGTCTGCGAAAAGATGATAGACATGGGCGAAGAAAACGGTGCGATGCCCGATATGAAGAAAGAGCCTATCAAGTACATCCATTCGACAGTCCTTGAAATCACCTGCGGAGAAGCACCATTCCTTGTGAACCGATACGACACGGTAACAGGCAAAAAGATTCCAGTACCAAAACGAAAAGGACTATTTGACCGCAAACTGAAATGTGTAAACAACTGGTTTGATTGGAATGTCTGGACATGGCACGATGTGGCAGAGGACGCAGCGACGACTACATACGGCTATGAGTGGCAGGGTGACAGCCTGTTGCTTGCAAGAGCAAATATGCTCCTGACATGGCGAGAGAACTTTAAGTGGCTGTTCGGCATAGAGCCTGACGCTGGGAAGGTTCGCAACATGGCTGCTATCATCTCATGGAACATCTGGCAGATGGACGGGCTGAAAAAGACCGTGCCGGGCACGGACATTCCGTGCAAAATCAAAGACTGGAAATCCGACAAAGAAATCCTGTTTAAGGATGTTGGGGAGGATGAATAAAAATGAAGTCCGTTTTGTTAAGCATCAACCCAAGTTGGTGCAATCTTATTTTTCTTGGCATAAAAACTCTTGAAATACGGAAAACAAAGCCGAATATGGGCGATGAACCTTTCAAATGTTATGTTTATTGCA